AGGCGGGTTTCTCTCCCCAGCATTTTTTCCAACGTGGATAGGAGACACGGACATGGCGCAAGCCAGCAACGGGACAGTGACAGTGCAGGTCCAGCCGGATTTGAACGGCTTCGCAGACGCGATCGCACGCGAGATTCCTGGCCGGCCGGCGTCGGAGCTTCGGCTTGAAGCGCTGCAGCTCGCGGTCCGCACCCACGGTCAAGGCGACCAGGATCGCGACGCAACGATCGTCGAGACAGCGCAGGCGTTCGCCGATTTCATCATCGGTGACGCGTGATCGGCATTGTCGCGTCGACCCTCGATCGGGCTGAGCGTCTCGCGCGTGAACTGAACGTCGGGCGGCCCGTGCCGATGAGTGTGCGGTCGATCCTGCAGGGGCACGGCCGTGGTCTCGTGCTCGACACGGTGCTCGTCGACGAGTCTGCGTTGCCGTTGCTCGACGAGGTGCGCGCCACGCTCGCGCCTTGCCTGTATGCCCGCGGCGGCCGGGTGCACGAACTGCGCAGGGTTGAGCTTTGACACCGACTGTCGGCCGTGTGGTGCACTACCGCCGGCCTGGCCGCCCCGACGCCCCGCCGCAGGCCGCGATCATCACCGACGTCGGCCCGGACACCGAGGACGGGAGCATGCCGGCCGTGGCGCTCGCAGTGCTCGACTCGGCGAACGCATGCGTTCGGTTCCTGTCCGACGTCCCGTTCACTTACGTTCCGACGCCCGGCCATTGGAGCTGGCCGCCGCGCGTGTAATCCACAGTCTTGGCGCCCGACGTACCGCAGGCGCCCGGTCTGGCCCCACCGACTGACGTTAAACGGGGCCGCATTCGCAGGTAGCTCAATTGGTAGAGCAGCGGTCTCCAAAACCGCCGGTTGCAGGTTCGAGTCCTGCTCTGCGGGCCAAATGCGATACCCGCCGGTCGCTGAGTGCGGCGGGACATGTTTCAGGGTTGGTGCTCGCACGCGGATGGGTGCGAGGTGAATGGGTGCCCACAGCGCCGCGCTTGCGTGCCGCGTGAAAATCCCAGCCTTCAAAAGCTGCCGGCCGCTGCGCGTGCCTCCTATCCCCGCGCGGCGGCCGGCTCTCCAACTTTCGAGGGGGTGGTGTTCGTGGCTGCGAAGAAGGACGACCGCCTCGACGAACTGCGCCGTCTGCATAAGCGCATCTCTTCCGCGGTGTTCGACGAGGCGACACCGCCGCGCGACCTTGCCGCGTTGAGTCGACGACTCATGGAAATCTCGAAGGAGATCGAGACGATCGAGCTGCAGCGCCAACAGTCGGGGGAGACCTCGACGGAAGCGCCGGCCGACGAGCCGTTCGACGGCGAGGATGTCTAACCCGCGGCTGTCTGAGGTCGCACGCCACGTAATCAAGCCAGAAGGCATCGTGTCGACATCGTGGCCCGCTGTGCGCCACGAGTGCAACGTCAACATGGGTCTGTTCTTCGATCAGTGGCAGGACGACCTCGGGAAGCTGGTTTGCGCCAAACGATCCGACGGTCTGTTCGCGGCCGACATGTTCGCGATGTCGGTGCCACGTCAGACAGGTAAAACGTACTTCCTCGGCGCGCTGGTGTTCGCGCTGTGCAAGATGAACGCCGGCACGACGGTGATTTGGACGGCGCACCGCACCCGCACCGCGGCCGAAACGTTCAAGAGCATGCAGGCGCTTGCGTTGCGCGAAGAGATCGCACCGCACATCGCGCAGGTTCTCACCGGCAACGGTAAAGAGGCTGTGCTGTTCACGAACGGTTCGCGAATTCTGTTCGGCGCCCGCGAAAAGGGCTTCGGCCGTGGTTTCGCGAAGGTCGATGTGCTGATTTTCGACGAGGCGCAGATCCTCACCGAGAACGCAATGGACGACATGGTGCCGGCGACGAACGCGTCACCTAACGCGCTGATCCTGCTGGCCGGCACACCGCCGAAGCCGACCGATCCCGGTGAGGTGTTCACGAATCTGCGGCTCGAAGCGATCAACGGCGAGTCGACCGACGTCGGCTATGTCGAAATTTCGGCCGACGAGGACGCGGAACCGGACGACGTCACCCAGTACCCGAAGATGAACCCAAGCTACCCGCATCGCACGTCGCTGCGGTCGATTCAACGCATGCGGAAAGCGCTGTCGTGGGACAGCTTCCGCCGCGAAGCAATGGGCATCTGGGACAAGGTTTCCGTGCACGCGCAGGTGATCAAGCCGGCGCGGTGGCGTGAGATGGCCGATGAGCTCGGTCCCGATCCTGGTATCAAGCCGAACGCGTTGGGCGTCGACATGTCGCACGGCCGTCAAATCTCGATCGGCGCGTGCTGGAACCTGTCGGACGGCGAGGACGACGAATGGCGCCACATCGAGCAGGTTTGGGCCGGCGCGGACACGGACGCGGCAATCGAATGGATCGTCGAGCGTGCCGGCCGGCGCATGCCGGTCATCATCGACGGTGCATCGCCGGCGGCGGCGTTGGCGCCAGAGCTGAAGGCACGCAAGGTCAAGGTTCGGATCACCAGCGCCGGTGACATGGCGAAGGCGTGCGGGCTGGTTGTGGCCGGCGCTGACGGTGACACGTTGACGCATGGCGACCAGGAAGACGTGTCGAAAGCGCTGAACGGCGCGAAGAAGCGGGCAATCCGCGACGCCGGCGGTTGGGGCTGGGACCGCCGTGACCCCGAATCAATCATTCATCCACTTGTGGCCGTGACGCTCGCACTCCTGGGCGCGGTCGACGCGCCGCGGAAGTCAAGCGGCGGCGCGATGTTCGCATGAGAAGGGGGGCGCGGTGATTCCGCTGTTCATCGAGCCGAAGCAGACCATCGTCGACGACTATCAGGACGACGAGTATGAAGGTCGGTTGTCCGACAAGCAGATCGGCGACCTGGTCCAGAAGATGTACACGTTGCATCTGGAAGAACGCGGCAAGCTCGACCGGATTTACGAGTACGTGAAGGGCCGGCGCGGAACACCAAAGGTTCCTGAGCAGGCGAGCGATGAGGTCAAGGACATCGCGAAGCTGTCGATCAAGAACGTGCTGCGTCTGGTGCGTGACTCGTTCGCGCAGAACCTCAGCGTGGTCGGCTACCGCAACTTGTCGGCGCAGGAGAACGATCCGGCGTGGGAAGACTGGCAGCGCAACAGGATGGACGCGCGGCAGGCTGAGGTTCATCGGCCGGCTGTGCAGTACGGCTGCGCGTACGTCACTGTGACACCCGGCCCCGACGGGCCGGAATGGCGCACCCGTTCACCGCGGCAGTTGTTGGCTGTGTACGACGACCCGGTGTTGGACGCGTGGCCGCAGTTCGCGCTTGAAACGTGGGTTGCGCAGAAGGACGCGAAGCCGCACCGACGTGCGGTGCTGTATGACGAGCTGTACATGTATGAGCTTGACCTCGGTGAGCTGCCGGTGGTCGGTTCGGGTAGCGGCGAGTCGGCGAGCAAGCCAATCACGGTGCGTGAAGTCACCGACGTCATTCCTCACGGCGCCACCGACAAAGGCAAGCCGGTGTGCCCGGTTGTTCGGTTCATCAACGATCGCGATGCGGACGACATGATCGTCGGCGAGATTGAGCCGCTGATCGGCATGCAGCAGGCCATCAACTACGTCAACTTCGACCGGATGTTGGTGTCTCGGTTCGGCGCCAATCCGCAGCGTGTAATCAGCGGTTGGACGGGCAGCAAGAACGAGGTGCTGAAGGCGTCTGCGTTGCGCGTGTGGACGTTTGAAGATCCTGACGTCAAGGCGCAAGCGTTCCCGGCTGCGTCGCTCGAACCGTACAACGCGGTGCTGGACGAGATGATGCAGCACGTCGCGATGGAAGCGCAGATCAACCCGTCGACGGTCACCAGCATCTCGAACGTGTCCGCTGACGCGTTGGCCGCGTGTGAGCACAACATGCAGCTGAAGCTCACCAACAAGCGTGAGAGCTTCGGTGAGTCGTGGGAGCAGGTGTTGAGGCTGTCGGCCGCGATGGGCGGCGACGACGTGACGGCTGACGACATTCGCTCGGAGACGATCTGGCGTGACACGGAGGCGCGGACGTTCGCCGGGGTGGTCGACGGTGTCGTGAAGCTCGCGCAGGCTGGCGTGCCGATCGAGTACCTGTTGCCGCTGGTTCCTGGCATGACGCAGCAACTCATTCAGGCGATCAAGGAAGCGATGCGCGCCGGCACCACGCAGACGCTCCTCGACAAGCTTCTCTCTACGCCACCCGGGCCGCTGCCAGACGCGCCACCTGTCGAGCAGGTGATCGACGAGAACGGGGGTCGCGGTGACGGAAGCGGTGCCGGAATTTCAGGGGACGCTAGTACGGCTGAGTGACGAGGCGGGGACCGCGGTTGAGCGGTTCGTGCCGCGGCTCGGTGCGCTGACGAAATCTGAAGGTCTGGCAGTGATCAGCGACGCTTACCCGAAGCTGATTCTTCCGTTCATCGGGGCGGCCGGTGTGCTGACGGCACGCTGGTACAGCGAGCAGAAAGCGTTGCCGCGCGCGACCGGGTTTGCGGTTGAGCCGGCGGCGCTTCCGCTCGACGACAAGCTGGCAGCGTCGGGCCGCTGGGCTTTGGTGCAGAGAGATCCCGCGGGGGCGCTGCAGGGCACTGTGCGGCGGTCGGTGTTCGACCAGTCGCGCGACACGGTGCTGGGCAACGCGAACCGCGAAGGTGTGCGGTGGGCGCGGTACGCGTCGGCGAACGCGTGCGGATTCTGCCGCATGCTCGCGACGCGTTCGTTGACTGCCGGCGGTGCCGGCGCGCCCGGGCTGTATCGCAGTGAGCGTGCGGCGCTCGGTTCGCCGCACAAGAAGAACGCACGCGGCCACGATCACTGCAAGTGCCTTGCGGTGCCGGTGCGCAGCGGAACTTACGAGCCGCCGGCGTATGTGCATGACTGGCTCGACGACTACAACGAGGTAAGCCGCGACGAGAACGGTGTGCTGCTGCCTGAGTGGCAGATCGCCGCGCGGATGGAACGACGCGCAGAAGAGCGCACAGGCCGGGCGAGGCGCAAGCCAGGCCGGCCGCGGAAAGAGAAGCCGCAACCGGACTTTGACCGGCTGGCGATCGAGGCCGGGCCGGAACGGAAGCCGCAGCGTGTGGTGCGGCATCTGACGGAGAAGTCGGAGCAGGTCGAGGCTGCGGCGAAGCCGCTGCGCGATCGTGTGGAGACTGCGCAGCGTCTTGCGAGCCGTGCCGATGAGGTGGTGAACACCGCGGCTGGTATCAGCTCGAAGGTCAAGCAGGTCACTGACGTCGCAGACAAGGTGCTCGGCGGTGCCGTGCCGGTTGTGCGGGACGTCAAGCTGGTCGTCGACACGGCCGACAAGGCGCTGCAGACAGCTGCGCAGGTCACCGGCGGTGTGTCGAAGGTTGCGGATGCGGCTGCGGTGGCAGTCGATTCGACTGTCGACATTGCGCACGGTGTGAAGCAGATCGCCGGCGAGGTCAGTTCGGTGCTCGACGACGCGACGGCCGTCGCGTTGGGTGTGCGCACCTTGCTCGTCGACACGGGTAAGGCTGCGCGCGGCACTGCGTCGGATCTGCGCAACGTTCGCAGCATCTCGGATCTTGCGGACACGATCACCGACGCGGTCGACACGGCGCGTCGCACGCATGCGGAAACGGCTGCGCTCGTTGAGGACGCGCGCGGTGTCGTCGAGGCGACGCAGGGCATCGCTGAGGGCATCCGAGAGTTGCCGTTGGTGCTGCAGAAGCCGATCGCCGATGTGCAGGAGTTGGCGCGGACGGTGCGGGACGCGGTCGACGACGTCGACCAGTTCGGCGACGACGCGGCTGCGCTTGCCCGTGCGGTGAAGCGTCTCGTCGACGCGGTGGCTGATTGGCGGCGTGCTGAGGCTGCGGCTGAGGTGCCGCGACCGCCGGTGTTCGTGCGGTCCGAACGGCTCGATACTCCGCAGGCGATCGAGGCCGGCCCCAAGGCTATTGAGGCTGGGCGTTCTGATCGGCTGCCGGCGGTGCGGCCGCAGGCGGATGAACCGCGACAGACGGTGTACGTGCGGTCCGAACGGCTCGATACTCCGCAGGCGATCGAGGCCGGCCCCAAGGCCATTGAGGCTGGGCGTTCTGATCGGCTGCCGGTGGTGCGGCCGCGGTCCGCGGTTGAGCCGGTGACACAGCCGGCCGGCAAGCCGGTGTTTGTTCGGTCTGAACGGCTGGATCTTCCGAAGGCGCTCGACGCGGGTGCTGGTGAGGGTGCAGCGCTGCCGGCCGTCGCAGAGCAGAGGGCGATCGAGGCTGCCCGCACGCCGGCGCTGCCGGCTGCGGCTGAACGCAAGGCTCTGGAAGCTTCACACCGGCCGCCGGTCGACGAGGAAGCGTTGGAGCGGCAGCGGATTCTCGACTGGCTCGACGCAGAGGACGAGCACAACCACGCTGTCGCGTACTGGCAGCGGGTCGACGACGAGCTGGCTAAGCCGTTCGGCGGTGAACCGGAAGTCAAGCCGACGCCGGCGGTGTCGGCTGCGAAGCGTCCGCGGAAGCCGAAACGCACCCTCGACGACGTCGAGCGCGAAATGAACGCCGCGCTCGAAACGGGCGATGACGCGTTGATCGACAAGCTCGCCGCGGAGATGGAGCGCATCGAGCTGCGTGAGCAGGCTGCGGCCGAACGTGCGGCGGCGAAAGCTGCTGAGCGGGCCGCGGCACGGCAGGCGAAAGCTGACGCGGCTGAGGCGGAACTGCGGGCCAAGCACGACCGGATTTTCGAGCTGGTCGAGGCTGGCGAAGATCCGGACGTCGCGGAAGCCGAGGTGTTGGGCGAAGCGTTGGACACTGTTCGCCGGCGCAACTTCATGCGCGCGGCGCAGGCTGAAGGTCACCACGGCAACACGTTCACGAAGGTGCTCAAGCAGAAGTATTACCAGCTCGCGAACGAGGCGTATCAGGCCGCGGAGGACGCCACTAACGGCAACATGCTGAAACCCAAGTTCGAGGGCAAGGTTGACCCGGCTTCGCTATGGTCGATGTCTGATCGGGACGCGCGTAAGTACATGTCAGAGGAGATGGCAGCGTGGTTCGACGACAACGGCCGGCTGACGTTCATGGCGTACCGGCAGGCGGTGCTCGACGGGCGCGGCAACTGGCGGAACCCATTGACTGAGGACTATCTGCAGTGACCGACATTGACGCGGCGATCGCCGCGCGGCAAGAGGGCCGCGCGGCGCAGCCGGGCGACACGAATCCGTACGCGGGAACTGGGCTGCTGGCACGTATGTGGCTGCGCGGTTACCGCACGATGCTGCTGGACCGGCTGAACAAGTCGCCGGCCCGGCAGGCGTTCCTCGCTGCGCAAGCCGCGGAGGACACCGAGTAACACTGACCGCACCGCTTCGGCGGTGACGGCTGCCCACGTCCGTGTGACGTGGGCTTTTTTGTATCCAGCTACCGCGCCGAACCGTCGATGACGGCTGCCTGCGTTACGACGCCGCGGGCTGTTTCGGCCGGGTTGTGCGTCGGTCCTACTCCTATGGAGGAAACCCCAATGCCCGATGACGTGACCGAAACCCCGGTCGAAACCAGCGCCACCGAGGGCGGTGAGGCTCCGAAGACGTTCACGCAGGCTGAACTCGACCGGATCATCAACGACCGACTCGACCGTGAGCGCGCGAAGTACGCCGGTTTCGACGACCTCAAGGCCAAGGCAGAACAGTTCGACGCCATCAAGGAAGGCGAGAAGACCGAACTGCAGCGCGAACGCGAGGCACGTGAGGCCGCTGAGAAGCGGGCCGCGGCTGAGCTGCGCGGCCGGATCGCCGCAACCAAGGGCGTGCCCGTCGGGTCGCTGGTCGGCGAGACCGAGGAAGAGCTGACCGCCAAGGCCGACGAGCTGCTGGCTTGGAAGGGCGCCGGCGAGCAGAAGCCTCCGCCGCGTCGCAACCCGGCAGGTAGCGGCGGCGGTCTGAAGTCCGGTGCATCGGGTGCGGGTGGCGAAGCGATCGACCCGAAGGAACGGGCGGCCGCAGCGCTGCGCGAGCTGCGCGGCAGTAGCTAGCCGCGCATTCAGCGGGCCTGCCCCGCTGCTGACCGAAAACAACTGAATAACAACTGAATAAGGAGGCCGGCCAATGGCCGACATCTCACGCAACGACGTTGCAACTCTGATCCAGGAAGCCTACGCGGACACTCTGCTGGCCGCGGCGAAGCAGGGCAGCACCGTCCTGTCGGCTTTCCCGACCGTCAACATGGGAACCAAGACCACGCACCTGCCGGTGCTGGCGACCCTGCCCGAGGCAGGATGGGTCGGCGAGTCCGCCACCGCCGCAACCGGTGTGAAGCCGCAGAGCAAGGTCACCTGGGCTGACCGTGTGCTGGTGGCCGAGGAAATCGCCGTCATCATCCCCGTGCACGAGAACATCATCGACGACGCGACTGTCGCGGTGCTGACCGAGGTCGCGGAGCTCGGCGGGCAGGCCATCGGCAAGAAGCTCGACCAGGCCGTCATGCTCGGCATCGACAAGCCGGCCTCGTGGGTGTCGCCGGCGCTGCTGCAGGCTGCCACCGCGGCCGGGCAGGTCGCGCAGGTCGTCGACGGCACTGCCAACCCGAACGACCTCGTCGGTTGCTCCAACCAGGTCGCAGAGCAGATCGCGACGGCCGGCTGGGCGCCCGACACGCTGCTGTCGTCCCTGGCGCTGCGCTACAAGGTCGCGAACGTTCGTGACGCCAACGGGTTCCCGATCTTCCGCGACGAGTCGTTCAACGGCTTCCGCACCTTCTTCAACCGCAACGGTGCATGGGATCCCGAAGCGGCTACCGCGGTCATCGCGGACAGCTCGCGTGTCCGCATCGGTGTCCGTCAGGACATCCAGGTCAAGTTCCTCGACCAGGCCACGCTGGGCACCGGGGAGAACCAGATCAACCTGGCAGAGCGCGACATGGTGGCGCTGCGTCTGAAGGCGCGCTACGCCTACGTGCTGGGCAACTCGGCTACCGCGATGGGCGCGAACAAGACCCCGGTCGGCGCCATCCTGCCGGCCGCCGAGTAACCACCTGTGCGGTACGTACACGTAGCGACGGGCGCGGCCATCGAAGTGTCTCCGGGCACTTTGGTGGCCGCGTTCGTTGCGGGTGACCAGAACTGGACCGAATGCACTGACGTGCAGGACGGGCTCGACGTTGAGAACGAGCACGAGGGGGTGCAGGATGCTCGCGACACTGGACGACCTGACGACGGCGCTGAAGTCGTTGAACCGGCCGGAACTGGCCGAAGGTCTGGAAGCGGCCGGCGCAGCCGATCTGCTGGAACGGGCAAGCGACCTCGTGGCGGGGTACCTGTATCCGTCGACGGTGCCGGAACCGACGCCGGCGGCGATCACGCGGGTGACGGCGGAAGCCGCGGCGCTGGCGATGATCCGGCCGGCGGAACTGCCGGCGGAAGCGCAGACGCTTCAAGCTGACGGGTTCGGGGTGACGTTCGCCGCCGGCGGCAGCTCACCCGGCCCGTACCTGACCGCGGCGCTCAAGCAGAGGTTGCGGCCGTACCGGTCGACGATGGTGTCGGTTTCGATGGGCGGCGAGCTGTACTGATGTTCCCGACACCGCACAAGGTGCTGCACACCACGACGGTCGTTGTGGGTGAGAACGCTGCCGGGCAGCCGATCACTGACGACCGCACGCGTGAACGTCGCGTGTCGAGTCTGCGTAAGCGTGTCAACGATGCCGATCAGCCGGCCGACAAGAACGGCCGGCTGATCGTCGAGTATTCGATGGCAACACCCGAATCGGACTGGAAGCACGGCGATGTGGTCGAGGACGCACACGGCCGGCGGTTCACGGTGCACGGCGACGTCGAGGACTACAACCTGGGGCCGTTCGGGTTCAAGCCTGGCTACATCGTGATTCTGCGGGAGGTGGTTGACAGTGGGCCGGCTGGAATTCCCGTTCAGTGAGCACGCAGCCATTCGACGCTCGGACGGCGTGCAGCGGGTGCTCGCCCAGGCCGCGGAGGACGCCGCGAAGGAAGCCGGCTCGATCGCCGGCGAGCCTGACGGATACGACACTGAGGTGACTGTCGGCACCGATCGTGCGCGTGCGCACGTGTGGCCGGCGACGCCGAAGGCGTATCGGGCGGAAGCGAAAACCGCACCGCTGATGCAGGTTGCGGCTCGACACGGGCCGCAGACATGACGGTGCTCGTGCCGGCGGTCGGCCCGACGATCGCGGCGCGCAGGTATCTGCTCGATGAGCTCGCGACGCGCGACAATCCGCTGTCTGTCGGCTTCTCACCGCCGGCCGGCACGCCGACGTCGTACGCGTTGCTGTCGCGGCCGGGCACCAACAAGACGCCGTTCCTCGGTCACTACCTGATCCGGGTGCGGGTGTTCGACCACGACGTCGTGCGCCTCGAACGCAACGCTGATCTGCTGCACGCGATGATGCTTGCCGCTGTGCACCGCAAGATCACGGTTCCCGGTGAGGGTTCTGTGTGGATCACCGCCGCGACGCATCACTACGGCCCGGCCGAACTGGACGATGAAGACGTGCCGCTGTTCGGCATGCAGTCGGCCGTGTTCTGGACGATCGGCCTCAAGCCGCCACGCGGGTAGCGCGCGGCAAATCCCATCCAACACAACTGAATAGAGAAAGAAAATGACAGCTCCCGTAGAGCCGACGTCGTGGGGCGACGTCTCCAAGGTGTTCGCAGCGTCGCCGTCCGACCTCGAAACGGTCGGCGGCCTGTGGTACGCGCCGTTCGGCACGCCGCTGCCGACCGACGTCGACGAACCGCTCGACGCGGCGTACAAGAACCTCGGTTTCATTTCCGCCGAAGGTGTCTCGATCAAGTTCGACGACCAAACCAAGCCGATCGAGGTGTGGGGCGGCGACGAGATCGGGCAGCTCCGCGACAAGTTCGCGATCGAGTACAGCATGAAGCTGTTCCAGGTGCTCTCGCCGGAAGTGAACGCTGCGATCTGGGGCGACGGCAACGTCTCCACCGCGGCGGCGACCGAAGCGCACGGCAACCGCATGAAGGTGCTCATCAACTCCAAGCTGCCGAAGCGATGCACGCTGGTGCTCGATTCGGTCTACGAGGACAAGATGATCCGGCAGGTTGCGCAGTGCGCGCAGAAGTCGGGCCTGGCTGACCTCAAGCTGGTGCACAACGAGCCGATGGCGTTCGAGCCGACGTTCAAGGTGCTCAAGGGCACTGACGGCAACCACGTCGTGCAGTACAGCGACGACGGCGTCATCGCCGTCTAACACACCGCAATGCGGCCGGCCGGGGGATTGTGCGCAGGGCGCTGCCCCCGGCCGTTGACCAACACCCCGCGCGTTTAATCCTGGTGGGCGCGCGGGGTGTTCCACCAGCTTTCACACCAGGGAACACACCAGGAGAGCGCAATGCCCAAGACCAAGAACGAAGACCTGACCATCGACGACACCGACGTCGACACCGACGAGCTGGCCGCCGAAGACGCGCCGGCCGTGGACCCCATCGCCGAAGAGTGGGCCGGCGACTACGAGCCCGGCAGCGAGTTGTTCTGTGCGACGTTCGACGCGGACGACTTCGACCCGGAGTTCGCGGTCGACGAGTACGGCGACGGCACCACGCTCGCGGTGCGCCGGTGCCCGTCGAAGCCCACCCCGGGCTGGATCCGCCGGCACAAGCACCTCGGCGACCTTGAGCGCACTTTCGCGCTCATCGAGCAGCACGCATCCGACCGTGCGCTGGACATCCTCGACAGCCTCACCTCGGAGAAATGGGACGAGTTCGTCGAGGCGTGGGGCCGTGACGGTGGGCTGATCGAGGGAAAATCTCGCAAATCTGCGCGGCGGCGCGGCAGGTAGAGGACGCCATTCGACGCGACCTGATTGTCGTCGGACGTGAGTTCGACGACGGGTCGCTGTCGTGGGACGACCTGTACGCGTTCATCTTCGCGGCGCCACCCGGCACGGCCGTGTTCCACGCGGTCGAAAAAGGCTGGCTGACAACCGACTATCTGCTTGCGCACCTGATCGACGCGCAGCGGATCAACAACTGGCAGGCCACCGAAGGTGCGCACGCCAATCCGCCTCGCAACATCCCCGAACCGTTCCCGCGGCCGGGTGACGAAGAGAAGAAGAAGAACGACCGTGGTGTCGTGTCGGCCGGCTTGCACGCGGCGACGAAAACCACGGTCGGCAAGTTCCTGGCTATGCGTGCCGAACGCGCTAAGCGCTGGCTGGAACGCAAGAACAAGTAACACGGAGGGGCGCCGGCGTGGCCGAAGCGAAGTATTACCTTACGATTCTGCCGGAAACGCGACAGCTTGAGTCGGGCATCAAGCAGGCTGCCGACAAGGCATCTCGCGGCATGACGCTCACCCCGAAGATCGACACATCGGGAGCATCCCGGGCAGGGCAGCAGGCCGGCCGTGACGTTCAGGCCGGCATGGATTCCCAAGCCCGCGGTGGATTGCGTCGATTCCTCAACACCGATGGCGCCCGTACGGCAGGACAGCAGGCCGGCAGCGAAGTGAATGCCGGCCTGCAGTCCGCCAACATCGGCCGCGGCCTCGGTTCACAGCTCGCATCAAACCTCACCAGCGGCGCAGCGACGTTGGGCCGCAACGTGGGTAACGTCATCGCGACCGGCCTGAAGGCGACAGCCGTCGTCGGAGGTACGGTATTCGCTGCCGGCCTGGCCGGCGCGCTGCACGCCGGCATCAGCCGGTTGACGGCGATCGACGACGCGAAGTTCAAGCTGCAAGGTCTCGGCAACACCGCCGAACAGGTGCAGTCCATCATGGACAACGCGCTGGCCGCGGTGAAGGGCACCGCGTTCGGCCTAGACGAGGCAGCCACCACGGCCGCATCCGCGGTGGCCGCCGGCATCAAGCCCGGGCAGCAGCTCACCGACTACCTGAAGTTGGTCGGCGACACCGCGGCGATCGCCGGCACATCGCTGGCCGACATGGGCGCGATCTTCAACCGTGTGCAGACGTCGGGCAAGGCGTTCACCGGCGATCTTAACCAGCTCGCCGACCGCGGCCTGCCTGTATTCCAGTGGCTTCAAGAGGAATACGGCGTAAGCGGCGCAGCGCTGGCGAAGATGGTCGAAAAGGGCAAGGTCGACGCCGCAACGTTCCAACGTGTTGTCGCGGAACGAATCGGCGGCGCCGCGCAGAACATGGGCGGCAGCATCCGCGGACAATTGTCGAACCTCAAGGCAGCCTATTCGCGGTTCGGCGCAGAGCTGGCCGGCCCGATCTTCTCGGCCGTGTCACCGCTGACGCTGGCATTCACGAACGCGTTCGACAAGATCACAACAGCGATCAAGCCGTACACAGAGCAGTTGACGGCGATTATCGGGCCGTGGGCGCAGGATCTCGCGAACAAGCTGACAGCGTGGCTCGATAACGGCGGCATCCAGAAGGCCATCGACTTCATGGGGCGGCTCGTCGAGCGTGTCCAGGCGTTGCGGACGGGCGAGGGACGCGGCGACGCGCTGCAGTCGCTCTCCGATTCTGTCGGCAAGCTCGGCCCGGCGCTGCAGCAGTCCGGGCCGGCGCTGGACGCGGCCGGTCGTGCGTTTGGCGCGCTGTGGCAGGCCATCTCGGCATCCGGGCCGGAAACGCTGTCGTCGATCCTCGTGCCCGGGTTGAACCTGCTCGCCGGTGCGCTGAAGTTCTTGGCTGACAACGCGTCGTGGGCGGTGCCGGTACTCGGCGGCCTGGTGCTGACGTTCGCCGGCCTGTCGGCGGCCGGCCGCACTATCGCGCCAATCATCACCGCGGTGAACAACGGCTTCAAGATCATCAATACGCCGATCATCCTGGCGCAGAACGCTGCAATCCGCGGGCAGACGGCCGCCATGACGCAGTTGACTGCGGCGCTCGGCGCCAACAGCGTCGCGCAGGGCACCAACACGACAGCCCAAACCACCAATGCGGCAACGACCGTGCGGGGCCGCATTGCGACCCTGGCGTCGGCCGCGGCGAGCCGCGCGGCAGCCGCCGCGCAGTGGTTGTGGAACGCTGCACTGACCGCCAACCCAATCGGTCTGATTGTGGCCGGCGTGGTTGCGGCCGGCGCCGCGCTGTGGGCGTTCTTCACGAAGACCGAAACCGGCCGGCAGCTGTGGGACAAGATTTGGACCGGCGTGAAGGCCGTCGCGTCGAGCGTGTGGGACTGGCTCAAGACGACATGGCAGTCGGTGTGGGAGACGATCGGACCGACGCTCAGCCGCATTGGGCAGGCCGCAAGTGTCGGCTTCTCGGCGATGGGCAACGCGATCAAGGCTGTGTGGCAGTTCATCCAGCCGGTCATCGCCGCGTTCGGACGGTTCTACGCCGCGGTGCTGCGATTGCAGTTCAACGCGGTCGTGGCGGGCTTTCGACTGTTGGGCAATGTGATTGCTTGGCTGTGGCGCAATATCGCCGTGCCGGCGTTCTCAGCGATCGGTACGGCCGCTTCTGTGCTGTGGTCGGTCGTCGGTGGGATCTGGGATCTGTTCACCGCGGCGGTCCGATTGGTCGGCGCTGCGCTTGAGTGGTTCTGGCAGACCGTGGCGGTGCCGGCGTTCGAGGCCGTGAAGGGCGCTGTCGAGGCGTTCTGGAAGTTCGCGCAGCCGATCTGGGATCTTCTCGGCGGCGCGTTCGACAAGATCGGCGACAAGCTCAACGCGGTCAAGGACGTGTTCGTCAGCGTCTTCGGCAAGATCAAGGACGTCGTCAAGGACGCGTGGGATTCGATCGGCGGAGTGTTCGACAAGATCGGCGGGTTCTTCGGCGACCTGACCGGTGGCATCAACCAGGCCGCAGACTGGCTGGGCGACGTCGGCGGGCACGCGGCCGGCGGCACGGTCGGCGGAAGTTCACTGTCGGGCTACGCCGGCGGTGGGCGGATCAGCGGGCCGGGCACCGGCACGAGTGACAGCATCTTCGGGTTCCCCGCGATGGTCCGTGTCGCGAACGGCGAGTACATCGTGAACGCGCGGTCGACTGCACGATTCCTGCCGTTGCTCGAAGCGATCAATGGCGGCAAGCTGCCCGGTTTCGCTCAGGGTGGTTTGACGCCGCACGCGTCCGAGGTGCGAACCAACATCATGGACATGTGGCCGCAAATCACCGACATCGGCGGTTGGCGGCCGGAAGACGGGTACGGCGAGCACAGCACCGGCAACGCTCTCGACGTCATGATTCCGAACTGGAACACCCCAGAGGGCAAGGCGCTCGGTACTGCGGTGGCGAGCTGGGCGATCAAGAATGGCGACGCGCTCGGATTGAGCTGGGCCATCTGGCGGCAGCGGATCTACAACCCGGGGGACACGGTCGGCCGGGCGATGGAAGACCGCGGCAGCCCGACCCAGAACCACATGGACCATGTTCACCTGTTCATGAACAAGCCGGTCGATCCGAAGGTGTCGCTGAGCGGCCCGTCGTCGCCGGCGGTGAAGGCTGTTGGGCTCTCATCGTCGCCGGGCGGTTCGAGCGGTGGTAGTGGTTCGGTTCGCGGTTTGTCGTCGGGCACCGGCCGTGGTTCGTACACGCCGGCAACCAACGACGAGCTTCGCAGTTCGGCTGACAAGGTGTACGACGCGAACAACTCGGCGAAGCAAGCCGATCAGGCGGTCGAGGATCTGCGTTGGGACATCAAGAAGGCTGAGCAGAAGGTCGCTGACCTCCGTGACGAGGAAGAGGACACGGAGGACGCAGAGCACGACCTTGCGAAGAAGCGGCGCGAGCTTGAGGACGCGATCGAGAAGCAGCGGCGCGCGCACGAGAAGGCTGCCGAGGCTGAAAACGACGACACCGAACTGCGCACCAAGGGCAAGTTCAAGGAAGGTAAGTCGAAGAGCAGCGGCGACGCTGGCGGCGGTGCGGCGGATCTCGGCAAGACGTTCGTGTCTGGCGTGTTGGAGTCGATCGGGCTCGACGGTTCGCTGTTCTCCAACCCGTTGGAGTGGCCGACCGTCAAGTCGCTCATGGCTGGCATCAACTTCGCGGGCGGGCTGTTGGCCGGTGGCGACGAGGATTCGGCCGGCGGCGGTGGCTTCTCTGACGGGGTGGCTGAGAGCACCGGCTTGGGTGGTCTGTTCAAGGCACTCGGCGGGGAGCAGGGATTCACCGCGGAGTCTGGTTCACCGAAGTTGGCGCCGGGGGAGTTCAACCCGGCCGTCGCGAACAACGCGACGTCGGTGGCCGGCAGTGCGGCCGACGCGTTGAGCGCGTTCTTGCCGGCCGTACACACCGGGCAGGGCAACCCGCCTGGGCCGGTCGACAACTCGATCACGATCAACAACCCGGTCGGCAACATGCCGCAGCCGTGGCGCGACCAGGTGCACGCAGAGCAGAACGCGCGCACCCGTACAACGCACGTGCGATAACCGCTGAGCATGCCGGCGGGTCACCTCGACTGGTGGCCTGCCGGCATGCCGGCGGCACAACTGAATAGAGGGCTTTGTGTCTGGGATTCACGATGATTGGTGGCTGGATCCACCGAAGTATCCGCTGGACGCTGAAGGCAACCCGATCTATGCCGACGAGAATCCGGCGCATCCGTCGTGGCGGAAGCTCACCAACTGGCATGACCTGGGTACCAACGGCGAGTATCTGCGGTCTGAGCAGACGAAGTGGGTGTACATCCACCCGTCGAACAACAAGCTGTGGCGGCTGGCCGGCCCGGGCCGCGGCCGTGAAGGCGTGGTGCTGGCGCGTGACCTCGAAGGTGTCATGCAGCCGGACTTTGAACACCGTTACAGCGAAGGCGCGTACGTCGTCGGCGCGCGGCGTGAGCGCACCGACTACAAGAAGCGTGTCATCAACCTCGGGGTGCACATCCAGCCGAACGGCAACGCTGAACGGCCGGAAGAGGCCAATCCGTTCTCGTATCGGCTAATCGAGGGCTCCTGGTGGTCATCGTGGTCGAAGACGGTGCCCGGGTTCCTCGGATCGTTCACGCGCACGCATGGCTGGCGGTGGCTGGCTGTGATTCTCGGCGAGACGACGAAGACGTCGATGGCGATCGACCCGACCGGCAACGGCAACAACACGATGTTGTGGAACATGTCGCTGCATGCGCCGTGGCCGTTCTACAGCAAGCGTGCGCTGACGCGGGTATGGGAGTCGACGCTTGAGGGCGTGGTGGCCGGCAACGGTCACGCGACGGGCGTCCTGTCGGTGGCGAACCGCGGCACGTGGGAGTCGTGGCCGAAGTTCCTCGTGCGCGGCAGCGGTGAGGTGTCGGTGCAGGACGGCATCGGCGGGCCAATGGTGAAGCTGCCCAAGCTGTACGACACCGATGGCTCTTACATGCTCGTCGACACTGATCCGACGAAACGCACGATCACGACCGAAAAGGATCCGGTCGACAACGAGACGTACAAGTTTCTGCGCGGCTCGCAGTTCCTCAACCTGCTGCTGCATGACGTCACCGCGGCGCATCTGCCGGCGCAGCGACGCATTCCGGGCGGTATCGGTTTCAGCAACAAGATTCCGCCGCAGACCGTCGCGCATCTGAAGGTGACGCACTCCAACCAGTACGGCTCTGTCACGTGCATCATGCCGCAGAACTACGAGATGGCGTGGGCGTAGTACCGCGACAACTGTTCGCACACAACTGAATAGAGGGGAGCGTGATTTTGACTGTTCCCAACCTGGCGGACGTGCTGCCCGTCATCGACGGGCCACCCGACCCTGTGAAGTCACCGCTGGCCGCGTACAGCTATCTGGACGCGCGCCGGCAGGTGATCGACGAAGAGGCGCGCGCTAAGCCGCTGATCCGTCTGTGGGACAACCAAATGCGCTACATCGGCACCGTAGCGGCCGAGAAGTCGGTCGACGCCGAGGAAATGCTGCACGACACCGGGCAGGGCGACATCGTTCTGCGCGGCGACGACTGGCTTGTCGACTTCATGCGCACCGACGTCCGTAAGGACGAGGATCTGCACGTCACGATCGACCCGTACCCGAACCGCCGCAACTGGCGGTGGCGGTGGAACGCGAAGGTCACGAACGTTCGTGTGAAGCGCGACGAGAACGGTATTCGCACGGTCACGCTGCAGTGCGCACACAACCGAGAGCACTGGAAGCACCTGTACTTCGGCGCCACACCGTTCAGTGCGCCGGAAGTGCAGCCGATCCGCGCGTGGCTGCGCATCGCGAATACTCGCACGGCGATCGCCGAAACAGGGTTCCTCAACCTGGCGCGCAACTACTGGCCGCTGCTGGCTCTGCCGGCGCAGGTGATGAACCCGGGCGCATGGACGGGCGAAGCGTCAAACCTGTTGAACCTCAACCCGTTGAACTGGCCCGTGCAAATGCAGTTCGTCAACGCGTTCACCGACCAGTCGCGGTTGACGGTGCTCATGGCGCGGTGGTCGAACGCGCACGACGTCACTGAGGCGATGCTGCGGTCCTCCGGGTGCAACGTGCGCGCGTACTGCTGGCTGACTGAGGACGAGGACAGTCCGCACCCTGAGCTGGCGGCGCTGGTCGGCCAAAAGCTGGCGCGGCCGACGCGGAACTGCATTGTGCTTGCGGTCGAGGACAATTCGGGTGTCACCGGCCCGACCGGCACGGCGCTCGACGGCGCGTTGGATCTGATCGCGGCGACGGGTGACAACCTGATCACTGAGACGCTGTTCCCGATCGACCGGGACGGCGACGGTGAGACAGATCCGTTCATCCGCCGGATTCTGGGTGTTGCGCCGAAGGTTCCCGACATCACGTTCAGGGACACTGAGTATTCGCAGATCATTTCGTCGGAGCACAGCATGTTCCGCGCGAAGGCCGGCAAAATTCTCACCGGTGGAAAATCGCCCGGCTGGGTTAACCAAACTCAGACATTTTTCATCAAATATGCGCTGAGTCAATTGTCGCAGGCAATTCAATATTATGCCGGGTATTACACCGGTTCGTATGAAACGCCATTTACTGCCGGCCTCGAGGAAATGTATCAGGGCCAATTTGACAATATGCTTTTGGCCTATATCCAGGTAACCGATCCGCTGCGTGTGCACAGGTCTGGGCCATATGGATACCTCGAACATTTCGAGCAGGGTAGCGGCTCCGCGTACACCGTCAGTTCGGCAATGACGTTGCGGGAAGGTCACCACAAAACACGCGCATACCAAGCATTTAAGGTTGCAATTCGTAATGGTGGGCCGCACACCCTTTATTACGACTACGACCTGGGTACGCGGTGCCATTTCGAGATTGACGGCATTTACCACACCGACCAAATCAGTGCGTTGCGTCTGCATTACGACGAGACGACACCGAAAACATTCGACCTCACCATCGGCGACGACACCGAATCACAGAACCCGCTCGCGCAGGTCACGCGCGACGCGGCGATGTTGTGGAACGCCGTCGCGATGCTCTTCGGATCAGGAGACCTGTTTTAAATGGAACTGCAGCACATGCCTGCACCGCCGAAAATTCCCGAACGGCAACACGATCCACTGTCGGACGCTATGTACGACATTGCAGAAGCGCTGCAGTACCCGCAGGACAGTCGCGGCCGAACGTATGACGTTCGGTACCTGATCCCGATTCTGTCGTTCCACCTCGCGCGGGCCGGCGCGGTGATCGACCCCGACCGGGCGATCATCCGCAAGCAGGCCGTTCCGCCTCCCGCAGAAATCGCCGGCACCGGCCTGGCCGAAGGCTGGGACGCGATCAAGTGGGTGCATCCCGACGAGCCGCAAAGCGTCGAGGACGAACTGCGCGGCGCCACGCTCGACGACCTGCCGCGGATGTCCGCGGAAGCGCGGGCCGAGTTTCTGCGACGCGCCGGCGGCGAGCCGAAGCCGCCGGCGCCGCAACCAATCCCAGAGGTCGACCTTGACGCGCGCACACCGTGGCACGTCGAGACGTCGATTCACTTCGACGAGGACGAGGAGTCCACCGAATGACGAAGATCGCAACGACCGGCGACGCGGTCCTGTTGTTCCAGAAGTTCATGAACACCGCGTGGTACGGCATCATGGGCGACGGCTCCACGCCGGCCGGCTTCGCCGCCACGATGGAAGCGGTCGACGACGAGGCCGTCATCACGTTCGACGTCCTGAAGGGCGACAAGGGCGAAAAGGGCGACCCTGCACCGCTGGTGGATCTGCAGTGGCCTCCGCTCGAACAGCCGGCCGACCTCGACCAGTTCCGCGACGAACTCGGACCTGACGACAAGGGCAAGGCGTGGTGGATCGGCACCGTCGTCTACGTGTGGACCGGCGACACGTTCCAGATGGTGCGGCCCGGGCCGGCCGGCCCGACCGGCGCCACACCGAACGTCTCATTCGAGTTCGAAACGATCCCGCAGTCCGAACGCGACGAGAACCCGGACGTCAAAGAGACGACCGTCAAGAGCGGCACCGCACTGAACCCGCATTTCAAGGTGCGCCTCCTGGCGCCACGCGGCCCGGTCGGACCGTCGACGAACATCAACAACGCACCCGACTACGACAACAGCGGTGGCGCACCGGACAACGGTCAAACGCTGGTGTGGAACGCGAGCCTGCAGAAGTGGCAGCCGTCCGACTTCACCGCGAAGCATCCGCGGCTGTACAGCGTCCCCGAAGCTGCGTTCACGCCGTTCACTGGTCTCGCGCAGCGGCAATCCATCCTGCAGTACCGGATCCCGCCGCAAGACTTCGCTTGGACCCCGTACGTCACCGGGCACATCCAGGCGTACGGCATCGAGCTCGACGCGGACCCGCTGACCATCGGTGTTGAGGTGCGCCTCGGCGACGCGATGGCCGGCCAACTGATTGGCCGCGGGTTCGGCAACTCGTCGCACTGGTCGACGATCGCGCCGCACTGGTCGACTCCGCAGGACCGCACAAACGCGGTGGCACCGGACAACGGTGTTGCGACTGTGCAGGCCGGCGAAGAGGCCCGCATCAACGTCAACCTGTACAACGACGGTCTGCTGGGCGCCTACGTGTTCAGCGGCAAGGGTGCACAGTTGGCGATCCTCGTTGTCCCGCAGGGGCTCTGATGGGCGCCTCGAAGCAATTCAGCACAACAGTCCCGATCGAGCCTGACGCCGACATCGAGGTCGCGCGGTGGCTGGCTCGTGAGTCATTCGAGCGGACCGCGGACAACCGCGGCATGAAGATCCACGACTACACCGAGACGATCGTGCCGGCGGCAGACATCCCGCCGAAGATGGGCGAGCATCTGCCGCTGCCGATCGACGCATACGTCTGGTATCGGTTCGCCGCGGTCGGCCGTGTCGACGACGACCTGGCCGCGTGGTTCACCGCCGAATCGCAACACCGAAACGAGGTGAACGCGCGTGCCGAGAGCGTATGACCGCCGGCAGCTTGTCATCGACCGCAACCCGTTGTGGTCACTCATGCCGCAGTTGCCCAAGCTCGACCATGACGCTCCGACGTTCTATTCGCTGCTGATCGAATCCATTAAGAACCTGACCGGCATCGACCTGACGTCACCGGAAACGCTGGTCGCGAGCATCAGCGATCTGATCGTCAACGCCGGCCTCGGGCTGGCGCAGATCGCGAAACTGTTCGGCTTCATCGACGTACCCAATTCGGTTGAACAGCTCGCACAGTGGTTGCAGCCGCACCTGTTCGGTCAGATCCCGTCGTGGCGGCTGGGGAACATCCCGGCCGCACACATCGGCAACTTCAACCCGGAATTGCTCGACGACCCCGGGTTCGACAACGAGTCGACGATTGCGGCGAATCCCAACTTTGAGTGGGACGGCGACGTTGGCCGCGGCACGAAGAAAGGTTCCGCCCGGACGACCGCGGACGGCACTGCGCGTGATCTGCGGTCGAACCGGTTCGAGGTGTCGGCCGGGCAGAAGATCAGCGTGCGGGTTTTCGCGTTCTGGGAAGGGCTGGTGTACGACGCCGGCGCCGGCGGCCCGATCAGGCTGAGCGTCACCCTGTACGACGGCGACACGATCATCACGACGAAGGTCGTGAGCAGTGTGTCGCCGGTGTCGGAGGACGCCGCAGATTGGGCGATGCTCGCCGGCGAGTACCAGGTGCCGGCCGGCTCGACAGCCACGCACGCCGCGGTGACCCTGTCGGTGGGCAGCGAAGCGACGGCCGGCTCAGTGTGGTTGGACGACGGTTCTGCACGCAAGGTCGGGCTGATCAGTCAAGAGTTGGTTGCCGGACTGCAGGCCGCCATCCAGGACCGCATCGACGAGTTCAAGTCGGTCGTCAACAAGGGCTGGGAGGCATTGACCGGCCTGCCGGCGACGGTCGACAAGACGGTCGACGACCTGAAGAACGCGCTGCAGAACATCCCGCAGGCGAACGTGAAGAACCTGGCGAACGCGTTGGCCGACGCTGGGCAGGACATTCGCGACGCGATCGTTCAGGCGTTGGGTGGCACCGGCACCGGGCACAACGCTGCCGCGGTGATCGCTGCGCTGCAGAACATTCCGCAGCACGTCGTGCACGGGCTTGAAGACGAGTTGGCCGACGCCGGCGACGCGATCGCCGACGTGTTCGACGACGTGCGCAACACGTGGAAGAACTTCTGGAACGGCATTTTCAAGACGCCGAACGACAACACGCCACGATCGGCGGCTGAAGTTGAGACTGCGGCGCAGTCGATCTCGTCGCGCATCGACTCGGTGCAGCTCAGCAGCGAAACGCTGGCGTCGACGATTCTGCGGCCCCGCACCACGCCGCTGTATGTGTCGAAGTGGCCGCAAGACGACGTGTCGTTCCCGATCTTCGACATTGACGGCACGACCGCACCGCAGCTCGGCCGGCTGGTGCTGATCCCGGTCACGGCGACATCTGATCGAGAATTTCAGTCACTCAAGTTCGGGTTGGCGTCGAAGTCGATGACGAGTTGCTACGTCGGGGTGTACACGCAGGACACGGCGACTGGTGAATGTCAGCTCTTGTCGAACCTCGGTGACGTCAAGGGTTCCCTGTCGTCTGCGTATGCGCAGCAGTCGGTTGACCTGCCTGAACCTATCTCGGCGACAAAGGGGCAGACGTTCCTCGTCGGCATCCTGCAGGTTGGCGGCACCGCGGCCGGCTTGCACCGCAACAGCAACATCACGGAGTTCTCCGACTTCCCGACGTCGTACCCGCGTTACTTCGGGAACATCGTCAACCTGGGTGGTTTGACGGCACTGCCGACAACCATTGCCGGTGACGCGATTTCGCCGACCACACGCTACTGGGCGGCGTTGGGTTACGGGGCGTCGCCACCGCTTCCGCCGGGCGTGTACTACTCCGACAACTTCAACCGTTCGAGCTTGGGAAGTAACTGGCTGAAGATGGCCGGCGCTTCGCTGTCTCTCAGCGGCAACGAGTTGCGGATCGGTACGGGGTTCACAAACACCGATGGGTGGATCATCTACACCCAGAAGTTCACCAGTCGGAACCAGATGGTGAAAGCCCGCGCCGGCTCGACGATGGGTTCTGCAACAACACCGTCGCTGTATCTGGTGCTGCGCCAAAAGTACGGGCAGGCAGTGTATGCCGCGTGCACTGGGGTGTCGGCGAACACCGAAGTGAGCGGCATCATCTACACCAAGACTGACTGGGGGAGCAGCACGGCGCCGGGCGTGAGCCGCGGTGAGCAGGTCCAGCAGATCGGTCACGGAATCAGGCCCGGCGATACGTTCGCGTTCTCCGCAGCCGGCAACGCGTATCAGCTGTACTACAACGACATCCTGATCGGAGAGTGGGTCGACTCCGGCGGCGCGTATCCCGTCGACGACCTCAACAACGGCGGCGGCCTCGGGGTCGGCGCGAACTCCATCTACACCGCCGGCACTGCCGACGATTTCGAGATGTTCGACATTTAGGGGTGACTCATGATTGAGGTAACGCGCAAATTGGTCGGCGCTGCAATGCGACTCGACACGATCGACGACGCGGTGAAGTTGCAGAAGTGGGCGAGACTGCAGCCCGGCTTGTACGCGACAGTGTCGGGCCGTGTCGATGGCACATGGCTGATCGAGGTCGGCGGCACGCAGGCGCACAGCGTCGTGCACGTCGCCGACGTCGACGACATCGACCGGTGGGTCGTGTTCGACGGCGAGCAGTTCGCGATCCTGACCGACGACGAGTACGCGGCGAGAGGTTACGCGCCGCAGTGACGGGACGGGGGTGGCTTCATGTCATGGACCCTTAACCCGTTCCCAGTTCCGATCATCAGCCTGCCCGGCTGGGGCACCGTCGACGATCCTGCCGCGGTCGACGACGGTGTGCCCGGCTGGTTTTCACCGTGGGCAGTGCTGGCCGGCGACGCCGGCATCGGAGCTGACGCAGCCGAACTGAACGCGCTGCGGCTGATCGTGCGTGAAGGTGCCCGCGGTGCGGATGCTGCCGCGGCCCGGCTGCGCATGCTGATCGCCGACGCGGCGGCCGGCGCGGACCGGTCGGTGGTTCGGCCGCGGATCATGGTCTACGACGCCGGCGCCAGTGCGGATCTTGCCCGGCCGGGTGTGCGGCCGGGTGACGCGGGTGCCGGCGCTGACACCGCGTTGTGGCGGCCACGGTTCCGGGCCGTCGACGCCGGCCTGGGCGCGGACGTGGCTGCGGCGCTGCGGGTGCGGCCAGCTCTGGCGTCGATCGCCGGCGTCGGCGCTGACGTCGCGGCTGCACGGTTCTCGACGCATACGGCCGTGTCGGTTGAGCTGACCGCGTCGGCGAGCTACACGATTCCGGCGTGGTGCCGGTTCATCGCCGTTGTGCTACTCGGCGCCGGCGGTGGCGGATCGGGCGGCGACTCCGGTCTGAACTACGTCGGCAACGGCGGTGGCGCCGGCCAGTGGGCAACCGTGTTGTTGGAGCGCGGTGTTCACATCCCCTGGACCGCGGTGACACTCGACGTCACGATCGGCACCGGCGGTTCCGGCGCACCGACCAACACGGCCGGCTCTGGCGGCGGAAGCACGGTCATTTCCATCGGCGGCACCGTGTTGCTCATTGCGCTCGGCGGCACTGGCGGTGCCAGAGCATCACTCACCGCGCAGGGCGCTTCGGGCCGGTCGCCGGGGTCGATCGTGTTCGAGGGCGTGACCTACACCGGTGGCGGCACCGCACCATCGGGCAGCAACAGAACAGTCGGTCAACCGCCGGGCGGCGGTGGCGGTGGCGGTGCGGGCGGCATCCTCGGCGGCGGCTCTTCCGGTTTGGCGGGGGCGCGCGGTCAAGCATGGCTGCTTGCTTATCAATGATCCTTCAACGATCGGACAACTGAATAATGTCGGAATATCAAGCCGCGCACCGGCGTGCATGCAGCGCGGCGATCACAGCGCTCGGCAACCGTATCGGCCTGTTCACGGGTGCTACCCGCGTCGGCACCGTATCGGGTGACACCACCTGGGGGACGCCGGCGGACATCAACGAGGCAGTCGACCCTCGGCTTCCTGTGAGTGGCAGCAACCCGGTTGTCGACAAGGCGCAGGTGACCGGGTCGACGGTCACGATCACCGTGCCTGGCGGCACCGTCGCGGACGGCGCAGTCATCGACCGGTACGGGGTTTTCAACGGCACGACCTTGCTGCGCACCGAAGCGCTGCCCGTGTCGCTGACCGTCAACGACGGGTCGCAGCAGGTGCAGGTCGACGTCACGCCCGTGTTCAAGTACCGCGGCGAGTAACCCACAAGTGAACCAGGACAACCGAATATGGATGTGACACGCGCAAACGTGGAAGGCGCGAAGGCGTTCATTCGTGCACGGCTCGGCGCCGCGTATCAGTACGGCGGGGCGCTGTCGCCAACGAACGTCAAACAGGGCACCGACTGCTCTGAGGTGTGGCAGACGGTCCTCGAATCAGTGTTCGGCCGGTATGTGCCCGGCCGGCAGTTCGAGGGCGCCACAACCGAATCGTATCGGTCGGTGAAGGTCGGCGAGGCCGGCCCGTTCGGCACGATCCGTGTCGCACGGCCGCAGGACATCCCGGCCGACGCGGTGGTCAAGCTGGCGTTCCACCATGAAGGCAACGGCGGCGCGTCGTCCCACATGTGGGGCGAGCTCGACGGCATGCGTATCGAGTCGGCGAGCAAGAAGGGGCTGTGCACCGCGCCGGCCGCGTGGCCGATCGACCACAGCTACGGCAATGCGTGGGCGTATCTGCCGGCGCGGATCGTCGAGGACGGCACCGGCCCGACTGTCGTTGAGCCGCAGGACACGTTGTACGCCGACGTGTCTGAGTGGCAGGTGCCTGTCACCGACGCGTACACCGACGCCGGCTATCGGGTGCTGTGCATCCGGTCGAACGACGGCACGCACCGTGATGAGGACTGGGCGAACAACTACGCGTGGTGCAAGCGCGCGGTCGACGACGGCCGGCTGGCGTTCTTCATCGTGTACTTCGTGTGGCGGCCGAACTGGCAGGCCGCGGTCGACACGCTGAAAGCTCAAGTAGGCGAGCCTCATCCGAAGATGGCCGTGATGCTCGACGTCGAATCATGGAACGGGCAGATCAGCGGCGACCAGTCGGCCGGCATCAACGCTGCGTTTGAGCAGATCGCCGGCTGGCTGGGTGACCGCCGGCGAGTCATCGGATACGGCAACACCGGTGACCTCAACGCGCTGTGGCCGCGGAAGCCGGAAGGTGTGCGGCTGGTGGTCGCCGGCTACGGGAAGCTGCCGACCTATCCGGGGATGATCGCGCACCAATACACCGATGGGCAGGGCTACGGCGGTGGCTTGCCTGAAGGCGCACCGCCATTCGGCCGGTGCGACATGAACGCTGCGAACGGACTGACCGCGTCTGCGTTCGCGCGTGCTCTCGGTATCGAACCATCAACAACAGGAGAAGACGACTTCATGTCCGCACTGAGCGCTGACGAGCAGCGCGAAATGTTGACCTATCTGCGTTGGGCGTTCGCCCCGGGCACAGGTGAGTTCCGCAAGCGGTTCCCATCGCGCAGTCCGCTGCGTCGCCTCGGCGAGGGTCCGATCGACACCATTGCCGGCATTGACCTGAACGACGACGCGAACGATCACGTCATGCTCGTGAAGGAGCTGGCCGAGATCGGCGACCCGGGCGCGTTGGCTCTGCTGCACGAGGTGGCCGGCGCAGATCCAGAGCTGTACCCGGACCGGCAAGAGGACCGGAAGCTGGCGCAGCGCATCCTCGACAACCTGCCGCAGCCGGCGACGAAGCCGGCTGAACCGGCCGCTGATCCGGCACCAGTCCGCAACGTGACATGCGCACAGGGCGGCGGTGGTTGCATCCTCGTCGCAAACGGCGGTGACGGTTCGTGCGCGTTGGCCGGCGACGTCTGCGTCATCCGCAAGGGCGTGACCGCGTGAGCAAGCCCATGTTGTTGACCGCGTCCGGTACCGGCGCGGACATGTGGACCGGCTACCCGGCCGACCTGGCGCGCCGCGTGGAAGACCTGTATTACTTCCAGCCGATCTACTACGGGCCAAACGGCATTCCGGCGACGGTGCCGATGGGACAGTCGGCGAAGTCGGGTGTCGACATGGGTGTGTCGCTAGTGCTGCAGGCGGAAGCACGGCCGTCGCGTGAGGTGCCTGACGGGTATGCGCTGTGCGGCTACTCGCAAGGCGGCATGGTGACGTCTGCGTTGCTCGACGAGTTTCGCACCGGCCGGCTGAAAAGCTTGGGGCACAAGGTCATGGCCGGCTCGACGTTCGGCAATCCGTGGCGCGAGTTGGATGCTGCCGGCGGCCGTGGAATCTCCGACCGGAGGATCGCCGGCACACCGGACTTCTGGGTCGACGAGTTCGACCCGGGCGACATCTACGCGAACGTGCCGAACAACGACGTCGGCGCCGACATGACGGCGATCTTCAAGCTCGTGCAGCTTCGGGACTTCACCGACCTCATCGGCATCGGTTCGATCGTCGATCGTGTCCTGGCAGTGCTGCGCGGCCCGCTGGCGGGCTTGCGGGCGATCGTCGAGTCGATCGTGCGTGCGCTGATCTTCTTCGGCAAGAAGCCGATCACCGCGCCGCACACCGAGTACCACATTCGGACGGTGGCGCCGGGCGGCCCGACGTACCTCGATCATGCGGTCGCGCACATGCGCGCGATGGCGGCATGATGTCGGGCGCTGATAGCACATTTCGCGGGAAGCTGACCAGTGTGTTAGGCAAATTGTGGTCGCAGGTGCGGCTTTTCGCGAACGAGCGGCTTGGTATCCGCACGTGGGAAGACTTGCGGCTGCAAGTGCACGTGCTGTCACCGTACGCCGTGACGGCAATGGTCACGTGGAACATCGCTGACGCCGATCATGCGAAGCTGATCGTCGGGCTTGTGCTCGCGGTGGCGTCGCCGGCGTTGGCGTTCTTTAACACTCGCGACGGGTTCCGTCGTTGGGTGTACGGGATGCTGCCGGCGGTGCAGGCGTTCATCGTCGGCTTCGGCTGGGCTGAGGATTCGACGTTGACACCGTTGATGGCTGCGATCGTCGCACTGTTGGGCGGCGCGTTGGCCGCGACGAACACGCGGACGTCGACCGGGTCGAACGATCGCCGGCAGGTTGCGGCGTGAACACCGGGGCAGTGTCGGCGCTTCCAAGCGATTGGTACGGGCTCGCGGGCCTGGCAGTGGTCAACGCTGTCGGGCTCGTGGCCTTGTTCCTGAAGGCGCGCGGCACACACCAGCAGGTAGCGAACTCGCACTCGACGAATCTGCGTGACGACATCGACGGGCTGCGCGATCACATCGTGGAGCTTGGCCGCGACATCGGCGGCATGCGCAGCGACGTCGGGCAGTTGCGCGGCGAGGTTCGCGACGACCGGACGCACACACACCACAGGTTTCGGCGGATCGAGGACAAGCTCGACGAGCTCACCGGCAGGCAGGGGCGCGAGTGAGCCTGGCTGAACATCTGGGCGAGCTGCGGCCCGGGCCGGCCCCGGACTGCGGGGTGTGCCGCTGGTACGGCCAGCTCGACCCTGTTGACCGTGCAGCGTTCGACGACTGGCTGGATCGCGGCGGCAGCGTGTCGGAGCTGTGGCGCAAATGCGCGTCGTGGACGGATAACCCGCTGACGTTGCAGCGTGCGCGGTTTTCGGAGCACGTGAACCATCACAGAGAAAGGGGCGCGCGTGTCGCTGTCTGAGCATTTGGGCACGCCGGCCGTCGCTGAGGAACGTTACCGGCCGTCGATCGAGTTCGACGGCGCGGCGGCGGTCATCGAAACAGGCACGGTCGAGCAGGAGCCTGGGCAGCCACCTGAGTACGCCGACATTCTGCGGAGCATTGGCCGTGACCCTGAACGGTTCCGGCTGGCGGCGATCCTGTATGAGAAGCACTGGGAAGTCGCGGCGCGTGAACTGTTGCGCGACGAGGCCGGCGCACCGCAGATCGACGACAGCGGCAAGGCGGTGTACGGCGATCTGCGGAAGACGTGGCTGGCGTCGTACAAGCTGCGTGTCGAGCCGATCGACGCCGGCGGGCCGGCGGATCTTGAGGAGCTGGTTCGCAATGCGCAGCGACGCGAGTTCGAGAACTATGCGGACACTGCCGGCCGGCCGTACTGGTTCGTGTTTCAGGCCGGCGATCTGCAGTTGGGCAAGCTGTCCCGCGATGGCGGCACGGAGCAGATCGTCGACACGTTCACCGCGAGCGTGGAGCGTGCGAAGCGGCAGCTTCGGACGTTGGCGCCGATGGGCATTGCCGGCGTGCAGATCAGCATGCCGGGGGACTGCATCGAAGGTAACCAGTCGCAGCGCGGCAAGAACAACGGCTACCTGACGGAGCAGTCGATCACGGAGCAGACGCGGTTACTGCGCCGGCTGATGATGCTCGCGGTCGACGGGTTGTCCGGGGCGCCGCAGGTCTACCTCGACGTCGTGAACGGCAACCACGATCGTTCTCAGGAGCAGTTGAACACGTGGCCGGGTGACGGCTGGGCGACGGAGCAGGCGATCGCTGTGTCGGACGCGTTGAAGCTCAACCCGGTCGCGTACGGGCATGTTGAGGTGCGCATTCCCGACAAGTGGTCGGGGTGCATGACGGTGCCGGTCGGCGACACGGTCGTGACTGTGGTGCACGGGCACCAGTGGCCGCGGAACAAGGCGCTCGACTGGCTGGCGAAGCAGGCCGTGCACAACCAGCCGGCCGGTGCGTCGCAGGTGGTGCAGCACGGGCATTGGCATACATGGACGCTCGAAGGTCACGCGACGAAGACGCTGATCGGTGGGCCGACGTTCGACTGTGGCAGCGACTATTTCCGTGAGCGGCACGGCGGTGAGTCGAAGCGCGGCGCGTTGACGTATCTGATGCGGGCCGGCGAGGTGTCGCGAATGGGAATCGTCTGATGCGGCACGACTGGTTCCTTGAGGCGTTCTGTCCCCTCCTGCCGGTGGCTGTGCTCGTCTACATGATTGTCATGACGGTGCGCGATGCGTGCGGCTGACCGTGCATGGGTCGGCTTGGCCGCCGCGGTGGTCGCATACGAGGTCGGCGCACCGCGGGGTGAGTTGTTGAGCCAAGGTGTCGACCGGTATCTGACGCGCCGGCCGTGGCTGACGCGCGGTGTCGTGTGCTACCTCGCTGCGCACTTGCTGAACGTGATACCGGATCGGGTTGACCCGTTGGCCCGGTTGGCTGACGTCGTTCGTCGCTGAGAGTCGTTGAGGCGCCCCTGCCCGGGTATCGGGTGGGGGCGCCTTTTTGCGTTTGTTGACCAGTCAACACAAAGGCGTCTAGGCTGTTGACACACCAACAAGCGGATAGGGGCGCGAAGACATGACTGTGGGAACGATCGACTTGGCCGGCTCAGGTTCGGCCGCCGGCGGCGCTCAGGCCGCTATCCTGTCTCCGACCAGCGAGAGGACAGACATGGTGCGAGGCAAGCGGGTGCGGCTCGACGGCCGTGACCGGACGATCCCGGGTGACCGGGTGCAGCGCTACGAGGACACTGTTGCGGCATTGACGGAGCTGTATGCCGGCCCGCATCACGCGCACGAGCTGAAGGCAGCGATCGACTCGGCGGCCCGCTACCTCATCGGCGATGAGGACGCGATTCGCCGCGCCGGCGAAGAGCTGGCTGTGGCGCGTCAGAAGCATGAGGCAGCCACCGCGGCGGCTCGTACGCTCGTGGTCCTGGCGGCTAGCGACGGTGCGACTGAGGTCGGCTTGGCCGCGGATCTTGGTATCGACCGGCTGACGGTGCGGAAGTACCGCGGGAAGAAGGACCGGCGCTGATATTGGTAAGGCGCCCGGGGACGGCTGATTGGGCTATGGGATCGGCCGCGGGGCGCCTTACTGAATGTGAACGCTATCACGCGCGCTCGTCGACTCTCGGCGAGCGCGTTTTGTTGTTCACCAGCCGCGTTGGCGCCACTCGTCGAGGCTCGGACGTTCAGTGCCCAGAGTGGTGTCGTCGCCGTGCCCGGGATAGACGACCGTGCGGTCGTCGAAGCGATCAAACACCTTCGCTTCAAGGTCGTTCATCAGCGAGTTGAACTGATCAGGGTGTGTTGTCCGGCCAGGACCGCCCGGGAATACCGTAGGCTCTCAGCCGTGAATACCTCCGGGGGCGATCGGGTAGCGCTGTACGCACGCATTTCGCAGGACACAAGCGGTAAAGCTGTCGGGGTGGCCGACCAGTTGGAAACGGCACGCAAGTTCTCCGCAGACCGCGGCTACGACGTCGTCGCCGAACACTCTGACAACGACATCTCGGCTTTTCGGGGTGCCGACCGGCCCGGCTACCAGCGGGTGTTGAAGCTCGCCCGGGAACGCAAGATCGACCGCGTGATCGTCTACCAGCTCACCCGCATGACGAGGAACCGCGGCGAGCGAGCCGAGTTCATCGACGCGTTCCACGCGTGCAAGGTCAACGTGTCCGAGGCGCAGGGCGGCGATTACGACCTGTCGACGGCAGCCGGCCGCAGTTGGGTCGACATCCAAGGCGCGTTGGCGACCTGGGAGTCGGAAATCAAATCCGAACGCGTCACCGCGGCGGCTGCGCGGCGCGCACGTTCCGGCCGGCCTTCCGGTGACCTTGGGTACGGGTGGATCAAGCACGGCACCGGCGCGTCGGCGACATGGACCGAACATCCACATGAGGCTGAAGTCGTCCGCGAAATCGTCGACCGTCTGCTTGCGGGGGAGACGCTGCGCGGCATCACGCAGTCACTCAACGACCGCGGGGAGCCGGCGCCGAAGTCTGCCAGTTGGGGCAAGACGTCCGTGAAAAAGCTGGCGTTACGCGAATCGAACGTCGCGCTGCGTATCCATCACCGCGGCCAGGCCGACGAGGAACGGTTTGACGGGTGTTGGCCGGCGCTGGTCGACCGTGCCAAGCACGAGAAGGTCGGCGCACTGCTCCGAGAGCCGGCACGGCAGACGAACGGCACGAAGCGGCCCGGTGCGCGCAAGCATCTGCTGTCGTGGGGGATCGGCGAGTGCGGTGTGTGCGGCGGCATGCTGCGCGTCGCGACGAAGCGCGGCCGTTACGGCAGGCCGCTGGACTTGTACGTCTGCGACGCCAATAACGGCTGTGTGGGCCGTTCTGAGCCCGCGGTGGACAATCTGGTCAAGACGGTCGTGATTAAGCGTCTATCGCGTCCTGACGCGCTCGAATGGCTGCTCGGAGACGACGACGAGGCGCGGCGTTGGGCTGAACGTGTCGATGAGCTGAACCGGCGACTGGCCGACGCGGCGGATGCGTTCGCGGACGGAGCGATCACCGGCGAGCAGTTGCGTCGGATCACCGCCAAGCTGCAACCCGATCTGGATGACGCGCTGGAGAGGGCGAGGGAAAGCGCCGGCGCGCTCAACGTGGACGTGCTGCGGCCGTTGGCCGGCCCGGAGGCGGCGCAACGGTGGGATGGCATGGAGATGTCGCAGCGTCGTGCCGTATTGGAGGCGCTGGGGTTGCGGGTGATCATCGACCGCACGCGACGTGGCCCGGGGTTCGACCCGTCGAGTGTGCGGTTCGTGTGGGGCCGATCTGCAGATTGACGCTCGGCATGCACCGACGCGCGCGCGTCGGTGCGTGTTTTAGGGTGCCGCACGGCGGTGCGTCGAAGTGTGCACCGCAGCACAATTGAATACATACAACAGAATAGAGCCAGGCAAATGCGCACGATCAGCGTTGAAGAGTACGCCGAACAGGTCGTCGCGGCGGCACCGCCGTTGACGGACGCGCAGCGCGGACGGTTGGCGGATCTTCTGCGGCCGGCGCGGCGTCGCAGGGAGACTGACACGAGAAAGCCCGCCGCATGACGCGGCGGGCTTTCGTCGGTTATACGGCCGGCGCTGGTTCGTCGCCTTCGTAGTGTCGGCGGATCTGCGCGTTGCGTTTACAGATGCGGCGCTCTTCACGGGTGGTGTGCGTGAACCTCAACAGCCGACGAAACGGCTTCATGCGCCGGCGCCACGACGTGAACGCTGCGACGGCAGCGATGGTCGCCACGAGGGCTGAGGCCATCCACACGAGCCAGCTCAGGTGCACGGGCAGCATCGCGTTGATGATTCCGATGACGCATGCGAACACGGTGCAGCGCATGGCGAGAAGCCACATGTGGGCGCCAACGCGGTTGAGCTTGTCGGTGGCGATGATTCGCGCTGCCCAGGCGGCGATACTCGCGAGGACGGCGCACGAGATGTAGAAGATGCACCAGTATGCGGCGTGCCACCAGTCGGTAACGATCAGCCAGTATTCGGTTGACGGGAACAGCACTTCAGGATCCCGAAAGCCAGGCCCAGGTGTGCGCATGAGGGTCGCGCCGAACATGAGCGCCGGCGCGAGCGTGACGATCGGCATGACGCGCTGGTCGATGAGACGCTGCGCGTCATGGTCGTCGAACGACACACGGGTGAGCATTGTTGACGCGATAACAGCGAGGCCGAAAAGTGCTGCGACGTCGCCGATGTAGGTGTCGATGCCGTGCGTGTAGATGAGCTGGCTGAACGGGCCGGCCACTGAGACGAGGTGGGTCGCGGCGGTAATGCCGATGGTGAGCAAAACCAGGTGCAGCGTGATCGGCTGCTCCCATCGGTTGCTCCAAGTTCGCCGGCGGTACCAAACGACGGCGATGAGTCCGGGTACTACGGCCCGGGTTGAAGCGGACGCGATCAGGTCAAGAGTTGTCATGTGGCGTGTGTTCGATTCGGGACTGAGAGCGGGGACATGGGGCGGATTGCGACACTTTAGCCGTGCCGTTAATTAAGCGGTTCACTTAGCAGAGTGTGAACGAACTCTTAAGAAATTTCTACAGCGATTTACAGGGGATCTGCGTCAGCCCTTGGGGTTCGACGTTTCCGGCGGCTCGTCTTCGGTGTTGAGGTCCGGCCGTCGGGGGCGGTTGCGGTCACCCCCCGCCCCGGCGGCTGGGTCCGAGGGTGGCGGCGTATCTCTTCCGCGTACTCGAGCACTTCCTCATCGGAGACGATGTTGTAGTTCGCAAGAAGCTCGACGCGGTTCAAGCCTAGTCGCAACGCGAGGTCGGCGAGAACCGTTGCGCTGTAGAGCTTTCCGTTCTTGCGCCATTCGGTGATGCGCTGCCGATGCTGTCCCAGGGCTTCGGCGATGTCTTGCACTTGGATGATCCTCGTGCCTCCGGTCATCCGTGTCAGCACGGCGGCCAGGTCTGGCAGTTCCTCATGTTCGCTGCTCATAGGCATCGAGTTTAGTCCGGATTCTCGGACATTTCAATCGCTAAATCGTGCGGTCAGGGCCGGTTTTCCGTACCACACCGGCCGGATTCACGGACACCTATGTCCGCATTTCCGGTCATCTGGTGTACGGTTCTGCATGTGACCGCAACGAACACCCTCACCTCGCCGTCATCAGATACCCGAAACACTTCCTACGTAGTCCCCGTGTTCGAGCTCAAATGGAACGCGGATGCTGTCGCCGATCTTTGCTTTCGCAACGGGATTCGGAGCAGAAACCAGCTCGCCCAGCGCATCAACGTGCCACGATCCACGGTCTACGAAACCTTCAGCAAAGATTGGGAAGGTACCGCCACCGTGCAGGTGCTCGCCCAAATGGCCGGCGTCTTCGGAGTTCCGCTCGGCATTTTGGTCCGAGAGCCCGGACGCGGCCGGCGCGCAGCAGCTACGCCCCGCGTAAACCGTCACGTGACAAAACGGGCAGGGTGAATTGTAGTGATACATAAACGCAGGTCAGAGGCGAATTATTCCCAACTCGTCGCCGAACGCGACGCCGGCCGGCGGATCATCGCCGAACAATCCGACCAGCTCAGGGGGCTTACAGATCGCTTCCAGGCCGCGGTCGCCGGCCTCGCCGCCGGCCACGCCGCACACCTGGACGTCACGAACGAACTGGAACGGGTGACCCGCGAACGCGACGAGGCGGTGCTGCGAGTCGAGCAGCTTCTCGAAGCGCGCCGACTCGACGACCTGCACGCAGAGCCCGACATGGATCGGTGCGGATAAGCGGCACAAAAGAAACCGGCCCCCGTAGAGAGGACGGGGGCCGGCTGACACAACAAATTGGGATAGGAGCCCTTGCTATGTCACTCGACAGTCTAACCCACAACCCACCAGCCGAACCGCAGAACACGGACCCCATGAGCACCAGCAGTTTCATCGGCTGGACCCTCCTCCTTGCCTCGACGCTGATCAGCGCGATTCTGTTGGGCGCCTTGTCCGTAGGCATGTTGTGACGGCATCCCAGCAGCCGGCCGACGTCGGAGAACGTCGACGCGCCGACGACTGCATCGACTGCCAGCTTCCCGACAAAACCTGCCCTGGACATTGGGCACCGAACCGAAAGCAACACCCATGAAGATTGTCAGCGAGATCCGCCCAAACGTCGGCCCGACCGACGAGGCCGCCAAGAAGCGCCGCGAGCGTGAAGTTCAGAAGCAGCGCGACATGCGACTGGCACTGTCGTCGAAGACCTACGTGCTGCCCGAGATTCTGCCGAACCTGCCGGAAAATCCGACCACACAAGAGGTTTGCGACGTGCTCGGCATCAAGGCGCGCACGACGTTGCACAACGTGATCCACCGGCACCGCGACGAACTGTTCTCGGTCGGTTGGGATCCAGACGCCGGCACGTTCACGCCGCAGGCGGTTGTCATGCTCTGCCTGTTGGTGCGCGCGACGACGTCGCTGAAGGCCGCCGAAGTCGCTGAAGCGGTCGGCGCACGCAAGCGGGTTATCAAGTTCCACAGCAACAAGGTTCCGCACGTCCGCAACTGCCAAGCCACGCTGAGGCGGGCAAGCGAATACGCAGAACGTGTCCGCGACGACGACCCCGCGGAGCTGTGGCACGACATCGGAAAGCTCGACACCTACCAGTTGCAGGCCACCGTCGTCGCGTTGGCCGCGATGGTCCCGGTCGACCAGCCCGACTTGACGAAGTGGCTGAAGGATCTGGCGCCGTCTGACCGGCACGAAGGTGGCGGCACCGCATCGGGTTTGGCGAAGCTCGTGCCGGCCGAATCGGAGGCCGGCGGTGTGCCGATCGGCCGGGCCGGAACTCTCGAAGCAAGCGCAGCCAGCTAACGCAATCCCACCAGACCATCAACCAGGAAGACACTGACGTGACCAACATCCAAATGCCGGCCTGCCAGTCGTGCACCATCGCAGACGCAACGTCATTCGGCCCCGACAACTCGATGATGTGTGAAGCCTGCCGCGAGCTCGACGACGCGGCGCTGCAGGTGACCGAAGCTGGCAACCCGGACGCGTGGGTTGTGTCGACGGCCGGCGAAGTGACGGTGCCCGCAGAGACTTTCGCGCCGACGACGCCGGCATGGATTGGCGAGCTGGTCAGGCTCATCCGCACACCGTTTGACACGGCGGTGTTTCTGCCTGAGCTCGCCGCGGCGCCGTGGACCATGCCCGACGTCGAGCTGCCCGGTATGTGGGAGGCCGCCGATTTCATCGACATGAGCGAAGAGCCGCGGCCGATCGACCTCGACGAGCCGGCCGACGACGTCGTGAACCACCCGGCGCACTACACGTCGCATCCCAGCGGAGTCGAGTGCATCACCGTCACTGAGCACATGGGCTTCAACCTCGGCAACGCCGTCAAGTACATCTGGCGCTGCGACCTGAAGCGCGACGCGATCGAGGATCTGCGCAAGGCACGGTTCTACATCGACCGTGAAATCTCCTTGCGGGAACGGCAATCCGCCGGCGAGTAGCGCGGCGGCCAGCACAACAAATCGGGATAGGAGCCCAACAATCATGAAGAAGCGTCTGGCAACCGTCGCGGTCGCCGCGGTGGCTGTCATCGTATTACCGTCCGCATGCTCGCTGGTCAACCAGCAGCAGCACACGGGTTGCACCGTCACCGCGAAGGACATGCTGTACAGCGCGAACGACGGCAACATGACCCGCACTAAACGAGTGTCGACGTCGTGCGGTTCGTTCGACGTCGAAGACTCAATGGCCGGCGGATTCACCTCGTGGGATCTGTGGGCATCGCTTGAAGTCGGCAAGTCGTACGACCTGAAGACCGGCGGCTATCGGATGGGATGGCCGGCGTCGACGTTCCCAGTCCTGCTCGAAGCGACACCACGGGGCTGATCGTGGCGGCGAAAGACGCGGTGTGCTGGACGACCTGCCCGCATTGCGGCAAGCGTTCCTACACGAGCCGCAAAGACGCGAAGCGAGCTGTCAGCCGTTTCCGCGGTGACCGCGGCGGCCACATGTCCCCGTACCGCTGCCACGACGACGAGTCACGTTGGCACGTCGGGCATCTGCACACGGCAACCCGCCGTGGCATCCACTACGAACAGAGAGCGAGACAATGACCGACATTTCAACAGTCGCCGGCCATGTGGACCTGTTGCGGCATGCCCGCGCAGAGAAAGCGCGGTGGTCGGAGATCGAAGAGGCCGCAAAGTCGGCGATCGTCGAGGCCATCGGCACTGCAACTGAGGGGACGATCGACGGCCGGGTTGTGGTGACCCGCAAGGAAATCACCACCAACAGGCTCGACGGCAAGGCGCTGCGGAAGGCGCACCCCGACCTGGCTGACACGTTCACCAGGGCGTCGGTATCGAACCGGATCGAGCTCGCAGAGTGACCGTGTTCGTGCTCGCTGTCGCGGCGGTCGCCGGCATGACCGGCACCGCTGTGGCGGTGGATCAGGCAAGGTACTGGCGTATCCGCTACGAGGGATTGCGTCAGGCGATCGACCACCGGCACCCCTCGGTCATCGGCCGGATCGGCAAGTAACGCAACGGGATAGGAGCCCAAACGATGAGCCACGAATTTGTGATGGTCGGACGTCTGACGCTCGACGCTGCGCGTGAGGTTGTCGTCGGTGTGCTGCCCAAGACGGGCGATGTTCAGACGTACATCAACGGCGCCGGCGGCATGCTCACGACGCAGAAGCAACTCACGCCCATCACGCCGGCCAAGGCGAACGAATGGGCCGGCCTGCTGCAGAGAGCTGCGACCGCTGCGGAAGCGATCAGCAAGGCGCACGAGCAGTACCAGGCCGCGATCGCCGCCGTCGTCGGGATCGCACAGTGAAGGCCACCGTGCGGCTGACGGTGTTCGGCTGGACGGTCGGCAGCGTGAGCCTCAACGTCGAAGGCCACGAAGAGCCGGCGCCGGCCGCGACGTCGGTGCCGACGCTTCTGGGGAAGCTCACCAAAGGCACGTCGCGAGTATGGGTTAAGGGGATGTTGTCATGACGAACGGGACGGCCGAATTTCTCGGCCTCACACCCGACGCGCCGGAACGTGACCGGCCGCCGACTGATGAGCAGCGCGTCAACGCCGACCTGCTCAACGACCTGAAGGCTGTTCTGCGTAGGCACTACTTCAACACGCCACGCAACATGCAGAAGGCTCTCGGCCCGTCCGAGGTCGGGCATCCGTGCGCGCGGCGGATCGCCGGCGGTCTGCTGCAGCTCGACCGGGTCAACCCGGAAGGTGACCCGCTGCCTAGCTGGGTTGGCACGGCCGGGCATTCGCGGTTCGAGCTGGCGATCGAGGAAGAGAACGCGCGGCTGATCCGGCAGGCGCAAGAGTTCCCCGGCACGCGTTGCACGGTGCATGAGGGTGTGCCGATCGGCCGGTGGTTCTCGGAACGTCGAGTCACTGTGCGCGAGGGCTTGTCGGGCACGTGCGACTTGTTCGACACGTGGACCGGCACCGTGGTCGACCTGAAGTTCCCCGGTACCACGAAGTTCGCGGAGTACAAGAAGCGCGGCCCTTCGGTGGTGTACAAGTCGCAAGCGCACCTGTACGGCCGTGGGTACCGCAATCAGGGTTTCGACGTCAAACGCGTCGCGATCTGGTTCTTGCCGCGCGGCGGGCAGCTGTCGGCATCGTTCGCATGGTCGGAGCCGTACAGCGACGAGGTGGCCGACGGTGTGCTGGCGAAGCTCGATCAGATCGCTATCGCGATGGACGAGTTGCGGATCGACGAGCACCCGGAGCGCATCAACCTGTTCCCGACCGTGTCGGACGACTGCCAGTATTGTCCGTTCTTCACGCCGCGGGCCGGTCATCCGGCGGTGCACGCATGCCGTGGTGGTGTGTCGTGACGGCGCCGACGCCGTATCAGGTTCCGCCGCCCGGTAAGCCGCGGGTGCGACGTGCCCGCACGAAGGCCAAGCGCGCGGCGCGGCTCAACTGGATCGTCGAGTACGGCACGCTGCGGCTCACCTACAGCTCGCATGCGGCGGCCATCGCGTGCGCGGTGTGTCTGCGGATGTGGGGAATGATCACGCCGCTCGGCTTGGTCGGCATGGACAGGGCGGTGGACCGATGAGCGCGGCAACGTTCGTGGCTCGCTACCGCGGTCGGTGCACGGATTGCCCGCGGCCGATCAACGTCGGCGACGAGGTGACCCGCGGCGCCGATGGCGGTGTGGTGCACGCGGACTGCGACGAGCTGGCTGTGTCGGATCTGCCGAAAGGCGCGCGTATGCCGGCGCGGTGCCCAACATGTTGGCTTGAGCATGCCGGCGACTGCATGTGACTGTCGGCATGACTGCCGGCGCGGAACGCAGTGCGGCGGCTACACATTGTGTCGTGGCCGATCACTACTGCACGGGTGACGACTGTTTTCACTGTGAGCGCAGGATCAGTCAGGTGGAGTACGAGCGGGATTGTTACCGCGACGACGAGTACCCGGACTACTACGACGGCACCTAGAACGTCCGCCCGGCGTCCCGGCGGCGAAGAAGTAAATCAGCACGGACGCAATCCAATTGAATAAGGAGCAACACAACAAAATGACGAACGCATCGAAGCAATTCCTGGCTGGTGGCGGCGCTCCCACGGCGAAGTTCCCGAACCAGGCGTACGGCACCGTCAACGGCGGCCGGATCATCGCTGAGCCCGTGGTCGAGCAGCAGCGCGACTACGACACCGGCAAGCCGCTCACCTACGAGGACGGCAACCCGAAGCTGCAGATGGTCGTCACCATCCAGACGGATTTGCGTGACCCGTCGATCGCCGACGACGACGGTAAGCGTCGACTGTTCGTGCGCAGCGGCATGCGCGCCGCGGTACAGAAGGCGGTGCAGGCCGCCGGCGTCGACTACCTGGCGGTCGGCGGTGAGCTGCACGTGACGTACACGCACGACGATGGCCGGGCGAAGCAGTACGTCGCGGTGTACACCCCGCCGAACGAGAGTCAGTCGTTCCTCGCCGGCGGTGCTCCCGCCGCGGCGGCGGCACCTGCCGCGGTCGCGCCGGCACCCGTGGCTGCACCTGCAGCGGTCGCGCCGGCACCGGCGGCGCCGCTGCCCGAAGGTGTCACCCCGGAAGCGCTGAAGGCGCTGCAGGAACTCGGGATGCTCAAGTAGTACCCGCGGCCGGCCCGGCCCGGCCTCAACGGAAGGCCGTCGACTGTCGTAAACGGTCGGCGGCTTTCCGTTTGCATCCCCCAACACAACTGAATAGCAGGAGTTTTCGCGCGTGATCACCATCTACACGACCGGCCCGGAGTGCTACAAATGCAAGCTCACCAAGGACCGGTTCGAGAAGGCCGGCGTTGCGGTCAACGAGATTCAGCTCGACCAGGTCGACAAGAGCGTCACCGCACAGTTCATGGCAGCCGGCCACACCTCAGCGCCGGTCGTGGTCGACGAGCTCACTGAGACATGGTCGGACATGCGGCCCGACAAGATCCGGGCAGCCCTTGTCGCACGGGGGATCAACCCGTGACCGTGCGTAGGGGAACATCGAACACCAACGACCGTGGATCCGCGGCAGCGCGTCGACGTCGCAAGCAGTGGCTTCTCGACAAGTTCGGCGACGGCACCACCTGCACGTGCTCGACGTGCCCGGCGGTGCTGACGTTCGACACGATCACCGTCGACCGGTACCCGATCGCCGGCGTCGACGGAGGCCGCTACGTGCGCGGCAACATTCGGCCGCAGTGCAGCTTGTGCGCGTCGAGGCAGGGCGCCGGCATGTCGCACGCTCGACGTCGCGCCGCGCGTGTCATCGCGGCCGGCGCGGTGGCAGTGGCCGCGTTGACTGGCTGCAGCTCGGCGCCGGCCGGCGCGGACGGCACCGTCGACGGCCCTGGTGATGTGAGGGTGCATTGGGTCGACACACCGCACGGGCGCCTGTTGTGCGTGTTCGAAAAAAGCGGCTACGGCGGTGGCCTGTCGTGCGATTGGACGCACCTGCGATGAGCGACAGGGCAACCCTCGAACTGCACGACCGTATCCGGTTCAGTCGGGCTGACGGCCGCTGCGAGTGCACCGGTAAGTGCGGCTACAGCCACAAGTTCGGCGCCATGAAGCAGTGCACCAATACGCACGGCCGGCCGGCTGTGCACGGCACCGACAAGATGGTTTCGCTCACCGTGCAGCCAATCGACGGCGACGACCGCAACCAGTCCGAGTCGAACCTCATCGCACTGTGCCAGTCATGTGCGAAGCGTCACCGGTCACGGATGAAGGCCGCCGCGGAGCGGGCAGCGGAGAAAGCTGCGGCACGCGAGTCGGCCGGCGGTCTGTTCGACCTCGAATTGGACACGTCGACCGGCGCCGGATCGCACACACTCTGACCTGCATAAATACAACTGAATAGGCTCGGCATGACCCTGACCATCCCTGACGTCGCACCTGACAGTGACACGCTGGCTGCGGCGCTCGCGTACGCCGGCGCCGGCTGGTACGTCATTCCGATCAAGCGGGGCACCAAGCATCCCGGTTCAATCCTCGGCAAGTCGTGGCAGCGTCAGTCAACCCGCGACACGGAGCAGATCGTCGCGTGGTGGGCCGGCACCGACCACGGAATCGCATTGCACTGCGGCCGGTCTGGCGCAGTCGTCCTCGACATCGACAACCCTGACAAGGTTCCCGACGTCATCCGCGAGCATGGCGGCAACCCGCCGGCACAGTTGACCCGGCCCGACACGCCTGACCGAAAGCACCTCGTGTACCAGGTGCCCGCCGGCCGGCAGCTCGGCAACGGCAACGGGCAACTCGGCGGCGCCTGGGGTGAGGTTCGCGGGCAGAACGGTGTCATCGTGGTCGCCCCGTCGTACCACCCGGACGGCGGCGAATACCGCTGGCAGACAACCGGCCCGGTCCCGGTCCTGCCAGAGCCGATCGCCGGCATGCTGCCGAACGCCGACCTCGTCGACGCCGACGCAGCCACCGACGCGCAAGTCGCCGCGTTCTTTGCGAAGCACGCCGCGGCCAGCAACCCGGGATTGCTTGGCGCGCTGGTGAACCGTTTCCGTAAGCGTCTGGACGAAGGCGAGTCGAGGCACCAGACCGGCGCGTCGGTGATGTCCTGGGCGATGGACGAAGCGGTGGCCGGCGTCTATTCGGCCGCCGAAGCCGACAAGGCGCTGTGCAAGTTGTTCATGGCGTCGAAGACGGAAGTGGCGCAGGCCGCCGGCCGGCCCGTGCTGAGCCAACGGGCCGCCGCGCGTGAATGGGACGGCATTCGCGCGTGGGCTGTCGGCCGTGCGTTGGCGAAGTCGACGGAACGGCTGGCGGAACGTGCGGAGCGTGCTGCGACTGTGCCGCGTGACGACGCAGCCGCGTTCAGCGCGCTCGCCGGCCCGCAGCAGCCTGCCACCCAGCCGGCCGTGCAGTCGGCGAATGTTCCGCCGGCCGCGCCGATGTCGCAAGCCGCATTCCTGTCGGGCGCCCCGTTGCCGGCGCCGCAGCAGGCACCGGTCGACGACTACGGCGTGAAGCCGCTGCGACTGGTGAAGGCGTCGAGCATCCGGTCGACTATGCCCACGTGGGCCTGGGAGTACGCCGGCGCCGGCCGCATTTTGAAGGGCGGCCTGACGTTGTTCGCGGGGCGGCCGGCCGCAGGCAAGTCCACCACGGCCCGCTGGTTCGCCGCGTCCTGGACGAACGGCACCGTGCCGGGGTGCTGGGAGGGCAAGCCGGTGAACGTCGCGTACATCGCTACTGAGGAAGCGTGGAACCACACTGTCGTGCCGTCGTTGAAGGCGGCCGGCGCCGACATGGATCGCGTGTACTTCATCCAGCGCGGCGACGATCCGGCCCGCGTGAAGGCGAAAGCCGACGAGGTCGAGCTGACTGAGATGTTCCGCGCCGCGGAGATCCGTGCGGTGTTCCTCGATCCGCTCATGTCGACGATCGGCGGCAGCGACGACACGTACCGGTCGAACGAGGTTCGCGAAGCTCTGGACCCGTGGGTGCGGATCAGCGAAGCGATCGACGGTGTCGCACTGGGCATCACACACCTGACGAAGAATGCGAAGAACGTGACGGCCGGCATCAACGGTTCGTCTGCGTTCGGTGAAGTCGCGCGGTGTGTGTTCGGGTTCGCCGTCGACAAGGAAGCCGACGACGGCACGCGTGTCATGACGCAGGACAAGAACTCATCGGGCATCGGCGGCTTGAACCTCGCCTATCGGATCGGGCAGCAGATCGTCACGTTCGACGACGGCGGCACCGGCCCGATGGCGCGATTTGAGCTGATCGGCACTACCGACCGCACGGTTGGTGACCTGTTGTCAGAAGAACAGGCCAGCACTGGCGGCCGGTCGACGAAGAACGAATGCGTGCAGTGGCTCAACGGCTACCTGTCGACGAAGGGGCCGACGCCGTCGCTCGAGGTGCGCGCCGCCGGCGCTGACCTGGGCTTTTCTGAGTCGGCGATCAAGCGCGCTGCGCAGAAACTCAACATTCAGCAGGAACGTACCCGCGAAGTCCCGTCTAAAACCCTGTGGCGCTTGCCATCTGATACAGAAAGCGACGACGAAGAGTGACCGGCCAGGAACGGCAGCTACGTGACTACCAGCTTGAAGCGGTCGAATCTGTTGAGGCCGAATGGGCGAAGGGCAACCGCACGTCGGTCGTGATTCCGACCGGCGGCGGCAAGTCGACAGTCATTGCCGCGTTGGCCGCGCGTGCCTATCAGCGCGGCGAACGTGTCGTGATGCTCGCGCACCGCGCCGAACTGTTGACCCAGATGGCTACTGCGGTCGCGCAGGTCGATCACAGCATCCCCATGTACGACATTGGGATTGTGCGCGGCACCGACAACGACTGTGAGGCCGGCATTATCGCGGCGACCCTGCAGACGTTGGCGAACTCAAGCCGGCTGCAGGCCGTGTTGCCGCGGCACGTCACGCTCGTCGACGAGTGCCATCATGCCGGCGCGAGCTCGTACCACGATGTGCTGAACAACCTGGGCGCGTTCGATGGGTTCTCGAAGCTGTGCGGGTTCACAGCGACGATGCACCGCGACGGCAACAGTGGTGTCGCGTTGGCTGACGTGTTCACCACGATCGCGTTTGAACGGGATCTCGGTTGGGCGATCGACGAGGGTTTCCTCGTCGAGCCGTACGGCGTGGTGGCGCACACGGACGCGCTCGACGCGCTCGACAATCTGCGCCTGGTGGCCGGCGACTACGGGCCGAAGCAGTTGGCCGCGGTGATGGAAGCGTCCGAGACGATCCGGTTTGTCGCGGCCGCCATCCACGAGTACGCGCGCAACCGCCGCATGGTGGTGTTCGCAGCGTCGGTGAAGCAAGCTGAGATGCTGTGCAGGACACTGGAAGCGATCGGCATTGCGGCGCAGTGGGTGAACGGCAGCATGCCGTACAAGAAGCGTCTGCCGATCTATGAGGCGTTCCGCACGGGCACGATCCAAGCTCTGATCAACGTCGGCATCTTGACTGAGGGCGCCGACTTCCCGATGTGCGACGCGGTGGTGTTGGCGCGGCCGACGCGGTCGATGAACCTGTACACGCAGATGGTTGGTCGGGCGATCCGGCTGCATCCCGGCAAAACCGACGCGCTGGTGCTCGACATTTCCGGCCGCGGTGACGGTGTCGTCACGTTGAACGATCTGCGTGACGGTGTGGAGATTAAGCACGTCGGCGATCGGAAGGCGTTCGACGACGGCGAGCTTGTCGACCCGGCCGAACGGGCGCCACGCGAGAAGGTGGAGCGTGAAGAGTTCACGCTGCAAATCACTCCGGGCGGCATGACGGCCCGCGACTTTCATCTGTTGCCTGATCGGGCGGCGAAGCGTTACCGGCAGACTGAGGGTGGTGTGTTGTTCGTCGATACCCAGCAGGAACGCCGCGCGGTGGTTCTGGCTCGCGAGGGCAACTTGTGGCGCGTCGGCACGGCGAACACGCGCACTGGCGAGTTCAACCTGTCGTCGGTGCGGATGAGTTTCGAGGAAGCCGACAAGGTGGCGAGCATCGCGGCCGGCCAGCTCGGCGGTGTCCGTAACAAACCGCGGTCGAGCGAAGAGCCGTCTGAGAAGCAACTCGCGTTCGCGGCCGGCCTGGGCATCGACACGGATGGCATGAACCGCGGCAAGCTGTCGGATGCGATCACGACGCGGCTGGTGTCGCGGGTTGTCGATGGGCAGTTGCCAACCCGGATTGAAGAGCCGCCGGCGCCGGCACCGGAGGTAGAGCCGGCCGGCCGGATCAACTGGACCGTCGAGTGGGCGAGCTGACGGCATGACTGCCGGCGGTGATAACAAACACCGCCCTACGGTGTGCTCCACAACTTCATAGCGGGGAGGCAGCAGAGGTTATGGGCCGCACCATGCGATCGGCGAAAGCAGCCGGCGCCAAGTTTGAACGCGACGTCGCCGACTACCTCGCAGCGCGTGTAGACGATCGGATTGACCGCAGGGTGAAGACCGGCGCGAAGGACCGCGGCGACATCGGCGGTGTGCGGCTGCACGGCCAGCGCGTCGTGGTCGAGTGCAAGAACGTCGCGACGATGGCGCTGCCTCAGTGGACGCGTGAGGCGCAGGTCGAGGCTGGCAATGACGACGCGCTGGTTGGCGTCGTGGTGCACAAGCGGCACGGCACCGGCGACGTCGGTAAGCAATGGGTGTCCATGACGTTGGACGACCTCGTGGCGATCCTGACCGGCGTGAAGGCGGCTCACTGATGGCCGGCACTTGTGGGCATTGCGGCAGCGACACGACGACGGTGATCTGTTGGGACTGCGCGAAGATGCTGCGCAAGTACCTCGCGGAGGTGCCGTGGTACACGCGCCGGCTGCGTGAAACCGCCTACGGCGAAGCGAAGACTGCGCGCGCCGGCCTTCGCGTGTCGACGGGGGAGAAACTACCCAGCCCGAAGCTGGACGAGCGGGCGGCCGGCTTGCTGCGCGACGCGAACATCCGCCTGGGCGAGATGGTTCGTCAGGTCATCGCCGATGAGAAGTGGGACGCGGCGAACGCGGCGATGGCGTTGCAGTCCGACATCGGCAAGGTGATGAGCTACCCGTATGCGGCCGACGCGATCACGTGGGCGATGGAGTGGCGCAGCGATGCGGAGCGCGTCATTGATCTACCGCCGGATCTGAAGTACGCCGGCCCGTGCCAGAGCATGGTGCCCGCCGACGATGCGCACGGCGAGCCGATGTTTACGCAGGCTTGCGGCGCGGCGTTGTACGTCGACGCGCGCGAGCAGACCGCGACGTGCCCGCGGTGCGGCACGTTGTGGACTGTCGAGATGCTGCAGCGGAAGGCGCTGGCCCGTGTCGACGAGTCGCCGAAGTCGGCGGCCGACATGTGGCGCCTGTTGAAGCTGTGCGGCCGCGACGTCCCGCGTAGCAGCTTCTACCGGCTGATTCAGCGCGTCGAGGCGCACAGTGTTGTGAACCGCACGCCGATGTACACGTACGGCAGTGTGGTCGATGCGTTGGATGCGCAGGAACGTGCAGCGTTGACCCGCAAGGTGAAAAAGCCTGCCGACCAGCATGTTTCGGGCGCCTCAACAACGGTATGAAATTAGGTGTTGCCGTATCAACATGTCGTGGTGCAGACTGTTGATGCAGCAACACCGAGGGGATGGGAGCCCAAAATGAAGATCGGCGATCTGTTCACCCGCACCGACATCGCAACCCAGCCGTGCCAGCACTGCGGCGACCCGTCTGTCGACTGCGACGGCAAGCGGATGCACTTCACGATCGCCGACAACGGTGCCCGCACCACATGGCAGCAATGCCAGACCATCGTCCGCGGTCACCACAAGCCGGCCGGCGATCAGGCCGCACTCTTCGGCACCGCGTAACCCGCAACACCGCAAAGGGATAGGAGCCCGCAGAATGTTGAAAACCATACTCAAGGCAATCGCGGCCGAAGGTGTCGCCCTGACGCTGAACACCGGCATCGGAACCGCAACGGTGACTGTCGACCAGGACTCCAGCGGTGCCGTGCACGCGCATCTGCGTCTGCGTCCCACGCAGACCCGGGAAGCTGTCGCGCAGTGACCGCGCGCAGCGACGCACGCGCGTCGGCCATCCGCTACTTCCGCGGCTGGCTCGCCGCCGCAGTCGCGACGTCGATCCTCGGCAACGTGGCGCACGCACTGCTGAGCGACGCCGGCAGCCCGACGATCGCCGCCGCGATCGCGTTCCTGCTGCCGCTCGGTCTGCTCGGATCAACGCACGGTGTGCACAAGCTCGTCGCGGCCGGCATCGTCGGCCGCGCATACACCGCAGCACTATGGATCTCGGTTGCGACGGTCGTCGCAGCGTTCGCGCTGTCGTTCGTCGCACTGGCAGAGCTGGCCGCACAGTGGGCCGGCATCCCCGTGTTCATCGCGTGGCTTGTGCCCGTGTTCGTCGACCTGAGCATCACGGGTTGCACCGTCGCACTGTTCGCACTGTCCGACGCGGCGCGCAACGATCTGCTCGAAGCGGAGCCGGCGCCGGCCGCACCGCAGCATGATCCTGCACCGTTCGTGCACGACTGGCGCGCCGCGCACAGAGTGACGCACACCGACGCGCAGCCCGTGCGCGTCGACGCCGAGACTGCACCGCCGGCCGCACCGCCGGCGCCGCGGCTCACCGTCGCAGACGTCATGGCACGCACAGAACAGGAACGCGCCGACGCGCAGCACGTCGCCGAAGAGCACCGCGCCGCAGCGGAACGCATCGTCGCGGCCGGCGTGACACGCATCGACCGCGGCAAGGTTGCGCACGTGCTGCACGAGCACGCGCAGAACACCGCCCCATCCATGATCGCCCGCAAGCTGAACGTCGGATACCCGACCGTGCAACGCATCATCGAGCACGCCGCAGCGCAACCAGAGGAAGTGAACGCATGACGGTCGGCGAACTGATCGAGAAGCTGCGCAACGTCAACCCGGACCTGCTCGTCGCGACAGTCGACGGCGAGTCCGGTGAAGACGCGGACGTCAACGTGTACGAGGCGACGCGGCACGTGGACCGGCACCTGGCCAGTGACACGTGGCCGCCGTACGTCGGATACCACCCGACGCTGCAACCGCAGGAACGTGTCGTGCTGATCACCCGGTGGGGTGTCGGCGACGAGTCGGATGTGAGGGAACTGTGACCACCCCGAACTACCGGCATGCCCGCGACATACCCGACACCGTGTTTCTGCACGCCGTGTTTGCCGGCCAACGCGCAATGCACGGCGCAGCCATGCGGCAAGACGTCACACGACTACTCGGCGGCCTGCCTGCAGACGCGCCGGTGCCGGCCAACGAGGTGCCCGGGGTGCCGTGGAAAGTGGCGCTCGCCAAGTTCCGGCGCGTCAAGCGCCGCGGCCTGGTCGACGGTTGCGACTGCGGCTGCCGCGGCGACTGGGAACTGACCGAAAAAGGCCGGCGGGTGCTGCTGATCGCGACGATTCTGGACACGGTCGTGTGGTGCGCGCAATGAATTCGGCAGGCGCACCACACCGCGTGATCGTCAACGTGCGGATCGACGTCGACCTGCACCAGTACGCAGCCGACTACAGCCTTGTCGGCCCGAGGTCGGCGCGCGACGACCTGAAGCAGGTCGTGCTCGACATCTTGCGGCAACACCTGCAGCGCATGGGCATCCATCCCGACAACGTGACACGACAGAGATAGGAGGCGGCCGCGATGAACGTTGCAGAGCAATACCCGGCGCACACCGACCACAACGGGGTGACATGGTTCCGGCCGGCCCGCGATCCCGGCACCGACTTCTCGCAGTGGGGATGGACGTCGCAGCGTGAACAAGCACACCCGGACTACCGTGCGCACGACACTCGGCGCAGCCCGCACACAGTGGTGCACACCGGCACCGGTGAGACCGCGCAGTGCGCCGGCCCGGCCGGCTGCCTGCCGTGCCACGTCGCCGAGAAAGAAGCACCAGTGCAAGCCAAGGCTGAAGAACGTGCAGACACGTACGGCCGCGCGCTCTCGCAGTTGTTCGAGCTGGCCGCGACGATCGACGACACACAAGGAGCGTTGTGGTGAGTGCGCAGCGACTCTCGGCGAAGTCCGTGCGACGCATCGAACGCAGCACCGGCCTGCAGATCGTGCGCGCATGGGCGCACGGCGGATACACATTCGAGTTCGTCACCGCAGATCACGAGCACGGCACGTGGAACAAGAAAACCGGCGCCTGGTCGTTCCACACCGGCCGCGTCGTGCACTACACGTCGTGCAGCGAACTATTCCCAACAGATCCACCAGAAGCTAAGTGACACAACGTCATGCACCTGTCAGTGCATGGCGATACGCTCCACCCCGACATCAACAGGAGGCACACAGTCATGGGCAAGCACAACGCGAAGCGCACGAGCGTCACGACCGGAATCGTCGGCGGACTGCTCGCGTTCGGCGCGATCATCACCGCGGCGCCGGCCGCCGCGGACGTCGACGACACAAACACCGCCGCGCCGGCCGCGGACACGCCGGCGCCGGCGCCGGCGAAGCACGACGTCGGTAAGGACGTTCAGCACGCGGTGCGCACAGTGCTGGAACTGAACCGCGAGCGGCCGCTGCAGAAGTACCCGGCGCCGCTGGTCCGCGCCGCGCAGGTCTGGGGTGACTCCGTGTTCCACACCTACAACGGCCCGGACGGTGAGCCGCTGCAGTATTCGGTGAAGCTCAGTCAGTCGCAGCTCGCGCAGGAGTACCGCAAGGCGTTCGGCGCCGCAGCGAGCGATCCCGACGTCGTCGCGGTGTGCGGCAACACCAACGGCTGCGATGGCTACATCAAGGGTGTGCTGAACACGCCGCTGCCGCACCTGTCGCAGGCTGATCGGCTCAACACGGCCGGCTACGCGCAGCGCACCGGCAGCTGCAAAGGACTGCCCACCGGCGCGCTGCAGCGCTGCCAGTCGGCCGGCAAGTAGCCGCACCGCAGCACCCTTTCAACGGCGCCTCACGTCATCGTGGGGCGCCGTTCTTGTGCGTCCGGCATGACTCCCAACAGTGAACACATTCAGCGCTTTACGTTGTGCGAGCTCGATTAAAGCGAGCGCAGGGGATAGGAGCCCACAACGCAATGCGCAAAATACCGAGTCTGTTTCAACGTCACTATGGTCCTGGCCGCAAGCAGGTCTACAACGAGGTCACGCCCGGCTGTGAATGGGTGCTCGCCGGCGAAGGCGTCGCCACACGCAAATGGGACGGCACCTGTGTCGCGATCATCGACGGCACACTGTGGAAGCGGTTCGACGCCAAGCACGGCAAGACACCGCCGGCCGCGTTCAAGCCGGCGCAGCGGGACGCTGACCCGATCACAGGACACTGGCCCGGCTGGGTGCCCGTCGGCGACGGCCCCGAGGACCGCTGGCACCTCGAAGGGTTCGCGAACGCAGCCAACCACTACGGCGAACTGCCCGACGGCACATATGAGCTCGTCGGCCCGAAGGTCAACGGCAACCCCGAACGCATCGACGATCACCGGCTGATCAAGCACGGCACACTTGCGCTTCCTGGCGCGCCGCGCAAGTTCGACCTGCTGCCGTTCTACTTCAGTGCCCGCGCTGCCGCCGGATACGGCGTGGAAGGCATCGTGTGGCACCACCCGGACGGCCGCATGGTCAAGATCAAGGGCAGCGACTTCGGCATTGACCGCAAGGCAGGCAGCCGGTGACGTACATCGAAGTGCGGACCGACAACCGCCAACAAGGCACCACCACATTGCTGCTCGACGTCGCGATCGCCAACGCGCGCCGCGGCCTCAACGTCGTGTTCTGGTCGGCAAGCGCGCGCCTGTCCAACGAAGCGTTTCGCATCGCTACCCGGCTCGTGCCGGCTGTCGACGCAGAAGCTGGCGTGACGTTCTTCGCCACCAACGGTGCGCAGGAAATCCGCTACCCCGAATCGGGCGGCCGTGTCCGGTTCGCGTGGAGCGGTGCGCATCGCATCACCACACCACCGCGCGGCATCGAAATCATCGACGGAATCGAGTTCACCAGTAGCGTGTCCCGCCGCGACGAAGACGGAAACTGGTGAGCGCCACGCAAGGCGCCGTGCTCGACCGGCCCGACACCGACAACCAGACCGCGACCGGCGAACCGCCGATGTTCCATTACGTGCGGAAAACCTCGATCCTGTCGTCCGTTGTGGACGGCGGCATGGTCCAAGCGCTGTGCGGCGAAATCTTCCCGGTCACCAAAACACCGAAGCCCGGAAGCCCCGTATGCCCGGACTGTGAAGCGAAATTCAAGGAGCTGCAGCCGTGACCGACCACAAAACCGTGCACCTGAGCGCCGGCAACGGCAGCGTCGCAGCGTTGCACATCGGCAGCGTCACCCTCGGGCCGCCGGCCGGCATCGACGGCCCGACAGGACTGGTGCTCGACGGCGCCATGCAGCCACTCGGCTACGTCACCGCAGACGGCATCGACATCAAGCACGACGACGACCCCGATGTTGCCGCGTGGGGCGGCGAGAAGGTGCGCACCCTGCAGGACCGCCGCGAGCTGTCATTCAGCATCAACCTTGCACACGTCGACCCGACCGCGTGGCATGCCTTGTTCGGCGCGCCGCAATGGTGGACACCAGAGCCGACGCTGCGCACCGCGACACGCGACGCATGCGCAGCACTGCGCACACTGCTGCGCGTACTGCGCAGCATGTTGCACGTTGCGGCGCTCGAAGCGTGTCGCCGATTCGCCGATCGGCTGGCGTGGCCGTGGGTCAACCCCCTGGTTGCGCGTTGGATCCAACTGCGCCACTACCCGTGGCGCCGGCTGCCCGGCCCGACAGTCCGCTTGTGGTCCGCGGACTGGAAGCACATGCACACCGAACACAGCCGGCCCGAACCGCTGCGCAGATGGTTGCGCCGCACAACCTCCTACGCATGGAAGGTGCTACGACATGGCTGACAACACAACAGTCGACGACATGCGCAACGCTGCGAACGCACGGGTGCGTGCAGCGCAGCGTGAGATGTACCCAGACATCGAAATGACGCAACGCGAACTGTGCATACTCGCGCCGTGCTGCAGCGCCGGCATGCACTCGCGTTTCCGCCGGCGGCACGGCGAACGCATCCGGCAGTTCAACCCGTGGATCTTCGGTATCGACTATCTCGGCGCGTGGCGTGAACCGTGGCCGCAATGGCTGCGCCGCATCATGAAGGAGGCATTGCGACATGGCTGACAACACAACAGTCGACGACCTCCTGGCGGAAGCGAACGCGACCATCAACGCGCCCCGGTCAAACGGTGCCACCGCAGTGCAGTTCCTCGACGGCCCGCTGGCAGGGCAGCAACGCACCGTGCGGGCCGAACCGAACGGCCGGCCGGCAGTCGACCGTATCGCGGCCGCGACGCCATCACCGGCGATGTGGATCGACGAGGAAGACCTGAAACGGCCGGCCGACAACACCGTGACGTACACGATCAAGCGCAGCCGGTTCCGCCGCGGGCCGAAGTGGGTTGCCGCGCTGGGGGAGAAGGTCGGCGACCGTGTCCAGGCGGTGCAGATTTACAGCCTCGAAGCACGCCGCGCGATGGGCTGGGACGCGTTCAGCAAGATCGTCGAACGCTATGCGCGCGACGCGCTCACACGGACATGCGCCGAAGCCGGCCTAGTGCCCGACGACGTGCACAAGGCGTTTGACGGCAGCCGCCGCGACGCCGTGGTGTGGCTACATTCGGCGTGCGGACCGCACGAGTTTGAGCAGGAAGAAGCCGCGAGGGCAGCGCTGGAAGTCGCGCGCGAACATCACACGTACGGCGATGAACTGCAGTACGTGGTGTACCACGCCGTTGCCATGCCGGCGCCGGCGCCGGAAGTGGAGGCAGTCGCGCAATGGGCGTGAAACTGGGAGACCCGAACCATCTGCGCATCGACGTCGACGTAGAAGCGCAGCGCGCGTTCCTGTGGCTGTACGGCGACCGCTACGAACTGACGACCGTCGAGCTGGCACGCGACCCTTACCTACCGCCGGGTGGTTTCTTTCCTGACAGCTGGGGCGACTTCAACCCCGTCCGCAAGGTAACGCTCGGTGTGGTCCCGCGGCCTGTGCCGCCACCACCCCCGCCGGTACCGCGCCGGCGATGGTCAACCCACATGGGACTGAGGAGGCCCAAGCAATGACAGACACACAGCACACGCCGGACGTGAGCCGGCTGACGAAGCTGATCCACCGGCAGAACCCGGCGCTGATCGCCGAAGCGCTGCGGCAGGAAAAGGACCGGCAACGGCTGCGCCGGCTGTTCGGCCCCACTCGCTGACCTGCACATATCGAATTGCCCGGATGCTCAACGCGTCCGGGCAATTTTGTGTGTTGACATGTCAACACAGTGTGTTAGTGTTGACGTGTCAACAACAGAACAGAGAAACGGGATAGGAGCCCAACATGATCGTCTTCTACACCACCGCGAACGGTGACAAGGCCAGCATCCACATTGACCGCGAGGTCAGCGAGGACCGCGCCTGCTACCTCGCCCGCCACCGCCTCACCCGCGCCGGCGAAGTCGGTTTCAGCATCTACGCCGTCCGCCCCGCCCCCCTCGTCTAAACCACCCCAACCACCCACAGAAAGGAGGTCGACATGAGACCCACACGCAATCTGCACTTCACCAGCGACCTGCAAGACATCGCGATCGCCATGCGGAACCGCGAGTCATACGAGCGCATCCGCTCGCGTGCGGTCCGTGCCGCGGCCGGCGCCGAACCGGCCGCGTGGGAGCTCGACCTGATCGAGGCCGGCCGGCGATAAGCCAGCCGCCGGCCGCACCACCACCGCAACGGGATAGGAGCCCAAGACATGCAGGAACACTTTTACCTCGGAACACACGAACCGTCGTGGCTGCGCACCGCGCGTGTGCCGCTGTTTGTGTCGCACCGCCGGCTGTCGCGACTGCGCACCGCACTGCCCGTCGCGGCCGAGAAATGGGCACTCGATTCCGGCGGCTTCTCGGAGCTGTCCATGTTCGGTGGATGGAAGACCACGGCCGGCGAGTACGTCGCCGCGGTGAAGCGGTACGACGACGAGATTGGCCGGCTCGAATGGGCGGCGCCGATGGACTGGATGTGCGAGCCCGACATGATCGCACGCACCGGCCTGTCCGTCGTCGAGCACCAGCGCCGCACCGTAGCCAATTACGTGGACCTGTGTGGCCGCTGGGCCGACGTGAGCGACACGGAGGTGCCTTTCATGCCGGTGCTGCAGGGCTACGCCGTAGAGGACTACCTGCGCTGCATGGACATGTACGCGGCAGCCGGCGTCGACCTCGCACGCGTACCGCTGGTCGGTGTCGGCAGCGTGTGCCGGCGGCAGCACACCGACGAGATCCGCGCCGTGTTCGAGGCCATCCTGTCGCGCGATCCCGGCCTGCCCGTGCACGGCTTCGGGGTCAAGTCGCTCGGGCTGCGCGTATACGGCGACCTGCTGACAACGGCCGACTCGATGGGCTGGTCTTACAACGCGCGGAAGAACGCACCGCTGGCCGGCTGCACGCACAAGTCGTGCAGCAATTGCATGGCCTGGGCGTTGCGCTGGCGGAAGAACATCGTCGGCACTACGCCGGCATGGGGCCGGCCCGACAGTGAGCTCATGCGCATCGTCGACGCGATGTTCGGCGACGTCGACGTCCAGGACGCCGGCGACGAGCTGGCACTGTTCACGGTCGACGAGCTCGCCGCAGCCTGATCGGCCGGCCCCGCCTCAGTCTGATGTGAGCCGGGCGAGCACCAATCGGCGCGTGCGAATGCGACGCACGCACCGATTTGTGCAGGTCAGAACTATCTTGCCGGGCGTAATACAATGTAATACGAAGGGGGTAGCATGGCGAACTGGGCAGACGATAGGGCAGAGCACCTATGGGAACGACGCAAGACGACTATCAGGCAGGCCGAGGAAGCGCTGAACGATCCGCAGCGCGTCACACTCGACCCGGATCCAGCCCGAAGAGAGGGGGGCAACGGCATCCGGGTGGTCGGCTACAGCCCGACCGCCGGGCGCGTCCTGTGCGTCATTGTCGTGCCGTACGAGGGGGAGCTATGGGGAGCCACCGCGTTCCCCGCAAACAAGACCTACCAGCGCATCTATCAGGAAGGAGCGTGACATGAGCAAGAAGCAACCAACCGAAGAGCTCACCCGCATGCTCAACAACGCCGCGATGATGGCGGAAGTCGACGCGGAGATCATGGGCGACCATGTCGACCTGACCGACGTCAAGGTCACCCGCGGCGGCCCGCGGACCCGCGTGCTGCAGATCCGACTCAACGACGACGAGCTGGCAGAGCTCGAACGGCGGGCCGGCGATCGCGACCTGCCAGCGTCCACGGTCGCGCGTGAAATCCTGCTCCGGGCACTCTTCCCGCGGCCGGCGGCCGACACGCTCACCTTCGCGCGCGACGATGCTGCAGAGGCTTTCCTGCAGTTCATCGACTCTGTTGTTGAGCGTCAGCTCGCGGCCCGCATGGGGACCGGCGCAGCAGTGCCGGTAGAGGCATACACAGTCCTCGGCAAAACGGAACACGAGTCGCCGTTCTGACCTAGCGCGCGACGTCCAGGGCGCCCCGAAGCCATGCCGGCGACGGGGCGCCTTTTCGTGTGTTGACATCTCAACAGAACGGCATTAGTGTTGAGATATCAACAGCACGACGGGATAGGAGCCCACAATGTCGAACTGGACGAAGACCGAAGCCAAGGCCGCCGACGCCATCCTCTCGGACCTGTACACCGCCGCGTACGCCGCCGAGGACGCACTCAAGAAGGCCACCGACCGCGTGCACCGCGCCGCGAACGACAAGCAGGTCTACTACGGCCGCTCGCCGTACTGGAAGATGAGCATTGACGAAGCGCTGGCCGCTGCCACCAAGGTCGCCGAGGCTGGTACCGCGTGGTTCAACCAGGCCGCCGCAAAGGCGGTCGCCGAATACCCGGCCGCCAAGGACGCTGCCGACGCTGCGCACGCCGCGATCCGCGCGCACGAAGAAACCAACTACAAAGGCTGGCTGCGGTTCTTCCTCGTGCAGGACGGACACATTCACAGCTCCACCTACTGCAGCTCACTGCGGCCGACAACGCGCATCGGCTGGCTGCCGGAACTGTCGGGGGAGACCGAAGCGGAGGCAGTCGCAGCACACGGCGCCATGCTGTGCACGAAGTGCTTCCCCTCAGCGCCGGTCGAATGGACGCGCGGCAAGGTCGACCCGAACGCATGCCCGGGCAGCGCTCAGGCGTACGTCGAAGGCACCAAGTCAGATCCGCGCCGCCGCACGGTCTATGCCGAGTGCTCGCACTGCCACACGCGGCAGATCGTGACCATGTACGGCGTGACCCGCAAGCACAAGTTGCCGAAGTAACCGCCGGCAGCACGGCGCCCCGGCAGCCAGCCGGCCCCGGGGCGCCGGCAACCAACCAACCACAACGGGATAGGAGCCCACCATGAACAAGACCGCTCAGCAGATGCTCGACGCCATCCTTGGCATGAACCGCAGCCGCGCAGAGCGCCGCGCCGACGAGCTGGCGACCGTCGACCGTGCACACGAGCACTGCGCACGGCTGCAGGCCGAGGCACGCGCTGCGCTTGCCGCCGGCGACCTGCAGGCCGCCGAGGATCTGCTCAACCGCGCGGAGGCCGCCAACCGCGCCGCACGGCACTACATCCGCCGCGCATCGCGCATCCGCTAGACGCGCAACAGGAACGCCCCGCAGCCGGCCGGCCGCGGGGCATTCTTATATGTTGACATGTCAACACAACGTGCATTAGTGTTGAGGAGTCAACAGCACACGGGATAGGAGCCCAAATGTTCAAGATGATCGTTCAGCTGCACCGCCGCACCGAGGTCACCGGACACGCCACCATCGCCGAAGCTCGCGAACGCCTCGCGCGCATCTGCTCCGCGGCCAACGTGCGCGCCGAAGGTGACAACACCACCGGCGAGCTGATCGCACTGACCCGCGAGGGCAACGACAACCCGCTGGTGAACTGGAACTACGGCGCCTATCTCATCGTCGAGGTTGACGCCGACGCGCTGGTGTACGTCGTCGAGCACGCTGACGGCGTCGAGCGGTTCCCCTCGGAAGCTGAGGCGCGGCACTTCCAGACCACCATCGCACCGGGCAGCAGCCGGCGCGTTGAGCGCGCCGCGGTCGGCATGCTCGACGCCGGCGCCCGGGTCGTCGACGCCGGATTCGCGCAGCGGTACGGCCGCGACGCGGCCCGCGTCGGCACCATCCTGCGCAAGCTCGACGCGCCGGCCGGCATGGTGCAGGTCCGTTGGGACGCTGACCCGCTGGACGCCGACCAGATCGAAGACGTCGAGAACTGCTGGGTCGAAGAGCTCGCGCCGGTCGACGTCGTCGACGCGCCGGCGTCTACGCCGGCCGAGAGCTACAGCACCGTTATCGACACGACCAGCCCGGAGGAACGGGTGAACGGCAAGCTCAGCCACAGTGCACTGATGCCGTTCGGTAACCAGCTCGTCGGCCGCATTGACGCATGGTTGCAGGAACACCCCGGGATGCACACGCCCAGCCGGATCGCACGCGCGGTGAAGGCTGACACGCACGAGGCATACATGGTGCTGTCGTGGCTCGACGACCGCGGAATGTTCGTGGTCGGCGACGGCAACGGAATGCGCCGGCGGTACGGCTCCAAGGACGGCCGCCCGGCCGCCTGAGTGGCCCTGTAACGGACCGCGGCGCCCCGATGGTAGGAAACCACCAGGGCGCCGCGGCTGCCGCTCCACAATCCCCCTCACGTTGTGGCGCAACGTATCGCAGCGTATCCGACCATCACCCCGATACGTGTTGACACATCAACACAGTGTGCTAGTGTTGACACATCAACACAGGTTGATTGACAACAAAACAGGGATAGGAGCCCACAATGCCGCTCATCATTTCCCGGACGGTCAAGCTTGATCGCTACTTCGGCAAGTGCCCGGTCCGCGGCTGCAAGACGCGCCGCGTGGTCGACGGCGCCCCGTACATCAGCGCCGGCGGCACTGCCGTCCCGATCTTCTTCGGCGGATTCAACGGCGACCAGCTCGTCGCTGCCGGCCTGTTCTGCAGCGATCACCACGAGCACCTGAAATGGACCCAGCTCGCCGGCCGGCACAACCCGGACAAAGAATGCAACGGGGTGTGCATGGGTGCGGTCGGACCGTCGTGCGACTGCGCGTGCGGCGGCGAGAACCACGGCCGCAACCACATCTGACAACCATCTGCCCGCCGGCAACCCGGCGGGCATTTTTGGTGTTGACGTATCAACACGGTGTGCTAGTGTTGAGCCATCAACAACGGAACGGGATAGGAGCCCACCATGAACAGCAAGCCGGTTCGCAAGGTCCGAGTCAACAACGGCACCGCGGTCCACGTCGGACGGTTCGACCGCTATGAGAACAAGGTTGTCGCGACGCTGTGCTCTAACGCAGTGTTCACCACCGAGAACGGCTGGCAGACGCGCCGCACCTTCCGCCCGGCCGGCGGAACTGTCACCTGCGGCCGCTGCAAGAAGGCACAGGCCAAGCTCGACCGCGACTGACCCGGCCCGCAGCCAGCCAACCACCACAACGGGATAGGAGCCCACAATGACCGCAGAAGCTCGCAAGGCGGCCCTGCTCGAACGCACCAGCACCGCCGAACTGTTGAAGGCCGCAGCGCAGCTCGAAGCGCTGCAGACTACGACACCGGAGCAGCGCATGACGCGCGCCTGGATCCTCGACGAGATCGAGAAGCGCGCCGGCCGCATCACCCTCGACGAAGAGCCAGAGTTTGAACGGATCTACGACGAGACCGGCGATTACCTCGCGGCACTCAAGGCGTTGAGGCCATCGCTGGGAGCCTGACAACCGCAATGCCCGCCGGCCGCACACCGGCGGGCATTCTGTTGCGCGGCATGACATCGCGCGCTGAGAACGCCAGTCGCGATACCTTCCCTGCAGTCAGATCAACACAACTGGATAGGAGCCAGAAATGCAGGCAGCGTCAGCACAGGTCATGTGGCTGCGGCAGTACCTTCAGCACAACGGGCCGACGCGGGCAACCGACGTCAAGACGGCCGGCCTCGGCGCCGGGTTCAGCGAGCAGCAGATCAACCGCGCCGCGACACAACTGGAAGTGCACCGGCAGCGATCCAACAGCATGCCGTCTTACTCGACCTGGTCCCTGCCGAACGCCGGGCAGCGGCTCAACGGCGACGCACGCAAGGAAGCGCTCACCCTGGCCAACGCGGGACACCACGATCTGAGTGTGGTTCTGGCACGCACCTACACGAGCCGGCCGCGCGGACACGACGCCGTCCTGGCCGCCGCGGGCCTGCGCAAGTTCGCAGACCTCATCATGGAGCAGTCATCCAACCTCGATCTGAACATCGACGAGTAGCGCGCCCAGGCGCACCGCTGCGAGCCCGTCCGGTCACCACGCCGGCGGGCTCGCTTGCGTTCGAGTTGACTGCAGTCGACTCACCCGGAGCAGCGAGCGGGCCGGCACCGACCGACAGAGAAGTCGGTGTGAGCGGACTGCAGTGCGCTCGACGTCGGGACCACGCAGCAATTCGGTTGCACTGCAGTCAAGTCGGTACGGCCGCATGCAGGTGTTCGGGTCAACTGCAGTCAGGTCAGAGAGTGACCCCTACGCGCGTAGCATCTTCCAGTGGCCCGACCAGTTGTATTAGTTGAACTAGCCTCGCGTACGCGCGCGTACATGATTATTTCTGATTGAACTAACTAAAAAGAGAAGAGAACCTGCTCAGACCTGTGCATGGGCATACGCGCGCGAGCTGACCCGACTGGCTGACCCGACTGGCAGCCAGCTCGCACCGCGACACGGTGGCCCCAATCCACGGTGGCCCCGACATCCCGCAGCAGACCCCTCACCGCAGCCGTCGAAAACCGTGCGCCGGCCACACCATCCGGCCCGTATCAAACGCACGGCATGACCGTTTTCGATGTGACGCGCGAACGCTTAGACTCCAAAACGCAACAGCACAACTGTGCCCAAAACACGGCGTCAGGCTCAAAAGGCCAGGCGCCGTTTCGGTTATCACGGCAGCCGAAGCGACGGCCGGCATGGAACACCACGCCGAACCCGACGCCGGCATACCGTCCCAGACATGCCCGCCGTTGTGGTCCTGACACTGGCAGTAGTGCCAACCGCGGTTATCGTCGCCGCTCTCGTCTCGTGGCTGGTCACCCGCAGACAGAGCGCACGAACACGCGGCACACACCCAGAGACCCAACCGCGGGCGTTACACCACCCACCCCGGCGCCAGTGGCGCACAGGGGAACACAGGGGCCAATGGGGGCCGCTTCTGCGCCGGCCTGCCCACAACCCAGCCTGAGCGGAGGCAGACATGGTCGAGCACCTGGACGACAACCACGACGTCGACACCGACCACGCTGAGGTACCCGTCAGTGACATCACTGCAGACGCCATCACAGGCGCCCAGCAGCCCACCACAACCACGCCACGCGTGAAGGGCACATGCAGTAACCCTGACTGGACACCGACCGTCTACGAGCCATACAGGCCGTGACAATCCAACGCAGCACAGCACGCCGCGACCGGTTCCGCCGGCAGATCAAACGAGGCGCCAACGGCAACCCACCACGGCCCGACTGCCACCGATGCGGCCAACCCATCGACTACGAGGCACACCACCTCGACCCGCTCAGCTTCCAAATCGACCACATCACCCCGTTGAGCCGAGGCGGCACAGACACACTCGACAACGTCGCCGCATGCCACCGCAAATGCAACCGCGACAAAGGCGACAAGCTCGAAGCCGAACTATCCGGCGCAGTCACCTTCATCACCTCGCGGGAATGGACGGCCTAAGCCAGCCAGCAGCCAGCTCGCCAGCCGGCGCCGCCACCACCCCGACCATGCATGTTTGCTAGCAACACCCCGGGGGAGTACCCCAGCAAACACGTCACGCGCCCCTCAGTGGCAT